AAGGTCCGGCGTAAACGAAAAGAAAAAGAGTAAGTCTTGTTAAAAAATGAGATCATCTTAAAAGCGGCCATAGAACTAGATCCTGAGTGGAACTATGATTTTCGTAATGGCACCATGGGTCCCACTCTTTACATTCATACAGACAACAAGAAACAGGCCTCGAAGATACGCAAACTCGCGCCTGGGACGTTTGAGGGCTACTACGTGATAGTAACCTATTCCTATGATGTAGAAATAGGAGATTAAAAGAAAGGATGAGCTTATGATAATTCCCAAAGGAACCAAATGTTACGGTTCTAAGAAGGGTCATTATAATTTTTACTACCCCAACTTTGATGATAAATATGAGACCATGTTGGTTTTAGAAGCGACACGAATGCCATGGATAAGCTTCGATGGTCTCACTCCAGTAAGAATAGTGTCTCCGGAGAATTTCTTACCACTAAGTATTGTGTGGATCAAATTGCCGGCATAGCTCAGTTGGTAGAGCAGCTGTCTTGTAAACAGCAGGTCCGCGGTTCGAGCCCGTGTGCCGGCACCAAATAAAAGCTTTTAAACAAGAAGGAAGTGTAGTATACTTGCAAAAGGAGGAATAACAATTATGTTAAACAACAATGAAACACAAAGCCGGATCGCGGCTCAGCTCCTTCGAGCCGCGCTAGCTAATCTTGATTCGCAAAGGCAGAATGCGCTAGCGACTCTTGATATCTATTTACATGTTCCGGCCGGCGTTGGAGATCATCCAAATTTGGTGGCCGAAATTGTGACAGCCACAAAAGCACTGGCAGAAGCAGAGGATGGAATAGCTGCCTTAGAAAGACATTTCTTAACTACTGAAGAAGAAGCAATTTCTAGCGCGCTATTTACTGAAGGAGAGCCAGATGTCGACCCCTAGCACCCCATATACTACAGTTTGTGTCTCTGGCGGTTTTGATCCTGTACATATAGGTCACCTACGCATGATGCGCGAGGCCGCTAAATACGGAAACCTTATCGTAATTGTCAACTCAGATGATTGGCTGATGCGAAAGAAGGGGTATATATTTATGCCCTTCCGAGAGCGGTGCGAAATCCTTGAAGGATTTGCGTGCGTTGAGCGCACCACATATGTGAAAGATACAGACAACAGTGTCTGTGAAGCTCTCCGACGTATTAAACCTGATTATTTTGCCAATGGTGGCGATCGCAAAACAGACAATACTCCAGAGATGGACGTCTGCAACGAGCTTGGTATCGAATTGTTGTGGAGCGTGGGAGGAGGCAAGATTCAAAGTTCCTCGACTTTAGTGAATGATTCCGGTATGGTTACAACTACCACGCGGACTATCGATGGTGTCGATGTGACGCCCTCTCGCGTAGAGATTTTAACGGCTGGCGACGTCGCAAAGAAGGGGGACTATTAGAGGAGCCCCCTATATACTACATAGGGTCTATATGAGTCGAAAAAAAATCTATGTTCTAGACACTAGTGTCTATCTTACAAACGCTGAATGTATTTACGCTTTTAAGAATAACGATATCTATGTTCCTCTGAAAGTTTTCGAGGAGATAGACAAACACAAAAAGCGCCAGGACGCAGTTGGTGCCCAAGCGAGGAAGATTATTCGCATTTGGGACGAGCTTCGATCTAGAGGGTCTATTGACGCTGGTGTCAGGTTGAGAAAAGGCCATGGCATTATAAAATCGGTCAGCTCACATGGAATAACTAAAGATCTTCCTACAGATCTGGATGTCCGAGTGCCTGATCACCTTATTATTGCTACAGCATTAAAATTCCACAAACAAGAAGATCGAAAAGTGATATTAGTTTCCCGTGATATTAATATGCGTGTTATTGCTGATGCGGTTGGGGTAACATCTGAAGATTTTCAAAACAATCAAGTTGTTGATAACAGTGAAAGTATTTTTGAAGGATACGCTACTGTACTGGTGGACGATCAGGTAATTGATCGTTTCTACGAAAAACAGAGCGTGTATCTGGATGACAAAAATCTATATTCTAATCAATATGTGATGATGGTCTCCAACGCAAATGAGAAGAAGACGGCCCTTGGTCGGTATGTCAGTCAAGTAATGCCTGTGCGACAGTTACACACTAGCAAACAAAAAGTTTGGGGAATTAAGCCTCGCAACAAAGAGCAGCAATTTCTCATGGACGCTCTCATGGATCCGAATATTCAGATTGTGACTGCTATCGGTAAAGCAGGTAGTGGTAAGACGATCTGTGCCATTGCTGCAGGACTTGAACAAACCATAGACGAGACCAAACAGGAATACACGCGCGTAATCGTCTCACGGCCCGTACAGCCGCTTGGAAAGGACATAGGCTTCCTCCCCGGAACCCTGGAAGAGAAGATGTCGCCATGGTTGATGCCAATTCAGGACAATCTCCAATTTTTGATGGGAAATGATAAAATAACTCTTGACATTTATATGCAAAAGGGTACAATAGAAATAGAAGCATTGACTTACATTCGTGGTCGCTCAATCTCAAACGCTTTTATCATAATTGATGAAGCTCAGAACTTGACAACTCACGAATTAAAGACTATAATAACAAGAGTAGGTGAAGGAACGAAAATTGTGTTGACCGGAGATGTAGAGCAGATTGATAATGTTTATATCGATGCGACGTCTAATGGGCTGACACATGCTGTAGAAAAATTCAAGAAGTTCGATCTAGCCGCTCACGTGACCCTCCATAAGGGGGAGCGTTCTAAGGTAGCTACCTTTGCCGCAAAGAATTTGTGAGAGATAAATGATAAAAGTAGAGAAAAATCCGAATTTAATAATTCCTGTTTCTAAGAACAATCCTCTTAAAGAGTTAATTGTCGAGTATGTCGGTACGAAACTGCAACCTGAAAATGATGAGGTAACTGTAGAAATGGTGGTGGATGTATTTAGTACCGATTTCCCTGAGTTTCTTTTGCCTGTGGCCGAAGAAAATTACTTGAGGGGATATACTCAAGCACTTGATGATGTAGAAACGTATAATACAGACGACTAATGGAATATTACATTTACAATATTCCAGTTTTTATACTATCTGCGCCTTCGCCGGCAGTCGATATACCTGTTTTCTGTCAAGAGGTTGAAGAGGTGCTTCCTCCAAATCTTTTACGGAATGTAGAGGTGGTATATATTGGTAAGTTTAAGGAGTTAGATGGCCGCAATGCTGCGTACGCTAACAGCGCTATATATATTACAGGGGATGAGCCCACCAACTTTGATATCTTAGAGAACTTTATACATGAGGTGGCCCACTCTTTAGAAGAAGACCGCGGCTGGGAAATTTACGACGATAATCTTTTACAAGAATTCCTTGGTAAGCGTCGCCGCTTGAGAGACATCCTAGAAGCAGAAGGATTTGAGATAAATCCGCTCCTTTATGATCAGACTGAATATAATAAAAAGTTTGACGAATTCCTATCGAGTGTGGTAGGATATCCTATGCTGCTCAATTTGACAATGGGCCTCTTTGCTTCACCGTACGGCGCCACTTCCATTCAGGAATACTTTGCCAACGGGTTCGAGAAGTTCTTTCTCGATGGCCCGGGCCTTGTAAAAGCTGTGAGCCCCGTACTCTACCAAAAGATTGATAATATACTTAATGACGACGCGTGAACACATATCCTATTCCGAACTAAAAGACTGGGCAACATGCCCCCATTACCATAAAAAAACTTGGATTGAGAGGGTCTCCTCCTTTGAGGGGAACGAACATACGGCATTTGGAACCGCAATACATGAAGTCTGCGAGAAGAAGCTTCTAAAAGAGGACATTGACGAAAAGGAGTTATTCCAGATAGGCTTTGATAAGCAGCTGCAGGAGCTGATGGAAAAAAACATCGAAGTTGATCCTAAGAATGTGGAGCAAATGAAATCATGTGGTCCTGAAATCTTGGCGCAAATTGATGAAGCTCTTGCAGCTTATTTCGGTGACTATGAAGTGTTTTCTTCGGAGGAGAAGCTTTATGTGCCGATTGAAGATTTTAATATTCATTTTAAGGGCTTTGTAGATGCTGTAGTTAAGGTGGGCGACACATATCATCTTTTTGATTGGAAGACGTGCTCATGGGGCTGGGACTCCCGCCGCAAGAGCCAGAAAATAGTCACCTATCAATTGACTCTATATAAACATTTCTTTTGCTTAAAGCACAAAATCGACCCCGAAAACGTAGAAACTCACTTTGCATTACTAAAAAGAACGGCTAAAAAAGATCGTGTAGAGATATTTAGAGTAACGAGCGGTGAGAAAAAAACCGAGAACGCCCTTAAACTTCTATACCAAGCCATTTATAATATTTCTAAACGATTCTCAATTAAAAATCGTCTGTCTTGCGAAAAGCCGTATCGTTGCAAACTTTACAAAACAGAACATTGTAGATAAGGAACAAAAATGTCAGATAAAATTAAGATCTTTACGATCAGCGATCACCCTCTTTCGCCTTCCGGGGTGGGCACTCAAACTAAATATATGATTGAGGGCATGCTTAAAACCGGCAAGTATGAATTTGTGTCGTTTGGAGGAGCAATTTCTCATCCAGACCACAACCCACAAAAAACAGAAAAGTGGGGGGAGGATTGGATTATTTGGCCCGTTGATGGATATGGGTCCGCCGATCAAGTCCGCGCAATGATTGGCCAGCAGAAGCCAGATATCTTGTGGTTTATGACAGATCCGCGCTTTTATGAGTGGCTTTGGGGAATCGAAAATGAAATTCGGCCCCAGGTTCCAATGGTCTATTATCATGTCTGGGACAACTACCCTTACCCTAAATTCAACAAACCATACTATGATTCAAATGATCATGTAGCTTGTATCTCTAAGCTTACATATGATATTGTTCAGAACGTCGCGCCTGAGGTCGAGTCTTCGTACCTCCCGCATGCAGTAGATACAGATATTTTTAAGAAGCTAGAACCAGAGGTGGTATCTCGCTTTACCCAAGAGCGCTTTGATGAGAATAAGTTTTACTTTTTCTGGAACAATCGCAACGCGCGCCGAAAACAATCCGGAAGCCTTATTTTTTGGTTTAAAACGTTCCTCGATGAAGTAGGTCATGACAAGGCATCTCTCATTATGCATACGGAACCTAAGGACCCCAACGGGCAGGATCTAAATGCGATTATTTCTGAGCTTGGACTAACTAGCGGCCAGGTACTTTTTTCTAGAGAGAAAATGGACACCCCCGGATTGGCAATGTTGTATAACGCTATTGACTGCACTATCAATATTTCTGATGCAGAAGGCTTTGGCTTGGCTACTTTGGAATCTTTGGCTTGTGAGAAGCCCATCATTGTGAATCTTACCGGAGGAATGCAAGATCAAATTACGGATGGTACTACTACTTTTGGAATTGGCATCGAGCCCGTCTCGAAAGCGGTAATTGGATCACAGAATGTACCTTATATTTATGAGGATCGACTTTCTGAGGAAGCAGTCGTCGCTGCGATGAAAGAGATGTTCTATAAATCCCAGGAAGAGCGGGATGAACTCGGGCGCCTAGGCCGTGAATATGTTCTTAAGCAGTTCAATTTTGAAACGTTCTTGGACCGATGGGATACGTTGCTTACTAAAATTTATGACGAAAAGGGCTCCTGGGATAATAGAGCTGGCTACAAATCATATGGAGTTGAGGTTTTATAATGAAGAAAAAAATCCTGGTGAAAGCACCGGCCCTGTCGCGGTCTGGTTATGGAGAGCAATCTCGCTTTTCGTTACGATCAATGCGTTCCCGCGAAGATCTATTTGACATTTATCTTATTAATATTCCTTGGGGAAACACGGGCATGATAGCGGAACACAGCGAAGAGCGCCAATGGCTAGACTCGCTAATCCTCAAAACAAATCAGTACGTGCAACACTGTAATGAACAGGAGCAGGCCCCCCAATTTGATATGTCGTTTCAGGTAACAATTCCTAACGAATTCGAGAGAATTGCTCCCATTAATATAGGATATACTGCCGGCATCGAAACAAATAAAATTGCTCCCCAGTGGATCGAGATGATCAACAACACGATGGATAGGGTGATTACTATTTCGAGTCACTCTAAAAAGGTCATTGAAAAAACAACATATGATGTACCCAACCCCCAGACGGGTGAGGTTATAAAGGGCTGGCGTGTAACAAAGCCAGTAGAGTTTATTAGTTATCCGGTTAAAGATATCCCACCAGATCCGGATGGTCTCGATATTCCTTTTGAAACGACTAAAAACTTTTTATGTGTGAAACAGTGGGGAATCCGGAAGAACGTCGAGCAAACAGTTCGCGCTTTTTGTAGTGAGTTTTATGATGATGAAGATGTGGGTCTTGTATTAAAGTTGAATTCGGCAAACGAAAGTATTTTGGACCGCGTCCACACCAAGCGTCGCCTCGAAGCTTTGATTCATGACTTTCCAGAACGGAAGTGCAAGATTTATTTAGTGCACGGACAACTCTCCGAAGAACAGATGACGTGGCTCTACCAGCATCCCACCATGCAGGCGCTAATTAGCCTGTCTCATGGAGAAGGTTTTGGTTTGCCACTTTTTGAGGCTGCGTATAATGGTCTTCCAATTGTAACAGTTACATGGGGAGGACAGATGGACTTCATTTGTCGCCCCAATAAGAAAGGTAAGCAAGTCCCACGAGTTGCTCGGGTGGACTATGATCTTGCCCCAGTACAGGAAGCTGCCCGATGGGAGGGAGTCATTCAGGCGGACTCTATGTGGACGTATGCCAAAGAAACCTCGTACCGTCGCGCGCTGCGAGACATTGTCAATAAGCCAGTTCACTTTAAAAACCAAGCCAAAGCACTCCAGAAGTATGTATTTGAAAACTTTAGTAAAGAAGGGCAATATGCTAAATTTGTATCGCTTATTGTTGATGAGTCTGAACTAGATGTTGATGTGTGGCTTGAGGGGTTTGATCTCGAAGTACATGACTAATTATGATTGTTTTTATAGCCGACTTTTTTGCTCATGAAATTATGGGCGGCGGTGAACTTAATAATCAAGAATTGATTGAACTTCTTCGCGCAAAGGGCCAGACTGTTGAGGCAAAGAAAAGTCAACAAGTTGATGCATCATACATTAGTACCTGCGGCGCAAAATTATTTATTGTAGCTAACTTTTTAGGCCTTTCTCAACAATCCCGAGAAGCCCTCAAGTCTAAAAATTATGTAATCTATGAGCATGATCACAAATATCTAAAAACCAGAGATCCTGCGCGCTATAAGAATTTTACTGCGCCGGCCTATGACCTGATAAACGTAGAGTTTTACCAAAAAGCAAGGAAGGTCTTGTGTCAAAGCACCTTTCATGCTAATATAGTTAAAAGAAACTTGAAGCTCGACAATATTGAAAGTGTCGGGGGAAATCTTTGGACCGAAAGCGCGCTGCAGATGTTGGAAACTTTAGCTCTTCGTGATAAACAAAATAAGTGTGCAATACTAGATTCACCGATCGCACATAAAAATACCCCAACAGCAGTGAGATACTGCAAGGCGACGGACCGAGAATACACTCTGTGCTCTGGAAATGACTACCATAAATTTTTAGACCAACTGGGAGAAAATGATACGTTGGTATTTTTCCCGCAGACTCCGGAGACGCTTTCTCGGATTGTTGTGGAAAGTCGCATGATGGGAATGAAGGTGATTACCAACAAACTAGTTGGGGCCACCCAAGAGGATTGGTTTGAGCTGAAGGGTGTAGACCTGGTTGAAAAGATGAGATCTAAAAGAGAAGAGATCCCTAACCTTATTATAGGACTAATGCAATGAGTTTAAAAGTCACAATTATTATCCCCTGTTACAATGCCGAAAAGTGGATTGAGAAGTGTGTCACATCCGCTCTCAATCAAACCTATGAAAATACCGAAGTAATTTTGGTAGATAACGAAAGTACAGATCGTAGTTTAGAAATTGTTAAGAAGGTACAAGAGACGCACCCCGCGCTTATTGTGTCGACAGCCCCCAACCTATATCGGTATTCCTGGGAAGAGCCGGTTACAGAAGGACTTAGTCTCAGCACCGGCGATTACATTACTATTTTAGGAGCCGACGATTATATAACACCAGAGTATGTAGAAAATTTCATGCAATACATATCAAAAGCTCCCTCGAAGATATTAGCATTCCAAAGCCCTATTCGCGGAGTCCAGGGCCTTGAGGAAGACTTTCGGGGAGAGGTTGCTCACAACTATAAGAGCCTCACAGAGTTCAAAGAACAATTGTTTCACCACAGCCCCGTGAATACCCCTACTATGGTGTATAGTCGCAAACTAAAGGACCGCGGCCTTTTGCGATGGGATCCACAATATTTGGGCGCTGCAGATTATCATTTATATTTTCGGCTCGCAGACAACAATGTATTCATTTTCCCGGCGGATAGATACCTCGGATATAACTACCGATGGCACCCGGGGCAAGCCACCTGGGGAATGCACAGAGAAACAACCAATTATGATGATACAATCCGTGGCTATTGGCGTGTTAAATGGTATGGGGATAAGTAGTGCCAACGCGGGTTACAGATTATGTGGCACAGCGTATTGTTGAGCTGGGAGTTGAACACGTTTTCACCTTAACAGGTGGGGGTGCCATGTTCCTAAACGATGGCGTAGCTAAAAATCCCAAACTTCAAGCCGTTTGTAGTCACCACGAACAGGCTTCTGCTATGGCAGCTGTTGGATACGGCAAATACAGTGGCAAAATGGGCGTTGTGATGCCCACTACGGGCTGTGGAAGCACTAATACTATCACGGGGCTCTTGGAAGCCTGGCAGGACAACCTTCCTACGTTTTTTATTTCCGGACAAGTTAACAAAGAACAGGCTACGGGCAATATTGATTTGCCCTTGCGCCAGCTTGGGGTTCAAGAAGCTAATATTATTGCTATTGTTCAGTCGTTGACGAAATATGCAGTCTTGGTTAATGACCCTGAAATGATCGCTTTTCATATTGATAAAGCAATCCACCTAGCTTTCAGCGGAAGGCCCGGCCCGGTGTGGCTCGATATTCCTATGGATGTCCAGGCCGCTCTGATTGAACCGTCCGAATTACCGCGCTTTGTGCCTGAAAAGGAGTCTTATATTCCTGAGGTAGAAGATCTTGCGGCTGTTAGTCGATATCTTGCACAAGCCGAGCGCCCAGTAATCCTCGCTGGGAACGGAATCCGCCTCTCCGGCGCAAAGGACATTTTTTCAAAGTTCGTACATCTCCATAACATCCCGGTGGTTAACACATATTTAGCTGCAGATCTTTTATCCTCTGATGATCCCCTCAACATTGGCCGAGTAGGGATTAAAGGAAACCGAGCTGCCAACTTTGCTATGCAAAATGCCGATGTAATTTTGGCTATAGGCACGCGATTGGGGGTTCCAGTCACTGGTTATCGATACGAGTTATTTGGTCGGGAAGCCAAGCTTATTGTTGTTGACATCGACAAGTTTGAACACCAGAAAAACACGGTTCGGGTGGATCACCTGATTGTAGCAGATGCCAAAGAGTTTTTGCTCAAGGCCGGCTTTCCTCCGGCCCCCACCCCGTGGGCTCAGAAATGCTTGGCCTGGAAAACAAAATGGCCAGTCTCTCTTCCGGAGCACTTTGAAAGCGATGAAGACGGAATTAGTCTTTATGCTTTTATGAAGGTGCTGTCCGACTCGATGCGCCCCGATGATGTGGTGGTGTCAGACGCCGGCTCCGCCTTTTATGTAACATCGCAGGCGCTTCAGGTGACAGACCAGCAGCGCTATATTACATCAGGGGGACAGGCCGACATGGGCTTTACTCTCCCGGCAAGTATTGGCGCCTGTATTGCCCGCGGTAAGAAAGATGTAATAGGAATCACCGGCGACGGCTCATTTCAGAGTAATATACAGGAACTGCAAACGATCGTCCATAATCAACTTCCAGTGAAGATCTTTGTTTGGAATAACAATGGCTATCTTTCTATTCGCACAACACAAAGAAAATTTTTTGAGGATAGGTTTATCGGCACAGACGAAGACTCCGGAGTGTCATTTCCCAATTTTCAAAAAATAGCAAATGCTTATGGCATCAAGTATTTTAGAACTTCGAAGCTTAAAGGCCTTAAAAGAAGCGTTAAAAGGGTGTTAGAATACAAAGGTCCGGTGATCTGTGAGGTGATGTGTAAAAAGTGGGACGCGGTCTTGCCAACTATTGGCTCAAAGAAGCTCCCAGACGGAAGACTCATTTCTAGACCCCTGGAAGATATGTTTCCTTTTCTGGACAGAGAAGAATTTTTTGAGAATATGATAGTCACGCCACTTAAGGAGGAATAATGGCAACAAAGAAAACAATACTAGATTTTGTATCCATGAAGAAAAATGGTACACCACTCACTTGGATCACCGCCTATGATCTACCATTTGCTCAGGTCACCGAAGAAGCGGGAGTCGACATGATTCTTGTAGGTGACTCCGGCGGAATGGTTCAACTAGGATATGACACCACTAACCCGGTCACAATGGATGAAATGGTGTTCATGGCCTCGTCCGCTCGACGGGGCGCCCCCAACACCTTTATCGTAGGGGATATGCCCCAAGGGTCTTATGAGGTCAGCGACGAAGAGGCAGTGCGAAACGCGCTGCGATTCGTTAAGGAATGCGCATCAGATGCAATTAAGCTCGAAGGTGGCCTCCGCGTTGCGTCGCGAGTCCGCGCCATCGTCGACGCAGGAATTCCAGTAGTGGGTCATCTCGGCCTCACCCCTCAGAGCACCACTTCTTTCGGCGGCTATCGTGTTCAGGGTAAAACAATTAAAAGCTTCGAAGCCACCCTTGAGGATGCGTTGGCACTTCAGGAAGCAGGAGCCTTTGCAATCTTGCTAGAGGCTATGCCGGCCGAGCCTGCAGCCCAAATCGCTGCGCAACTTGAAATTCCCATTTATGGAATCGGAGCCGGCGCCGGAGTTGACGGCCAGCTTGTTATCATGCATGATTTAATGGGATTTTATCAGTCCTTTAGGCCGTGGTTTGCCAAGTGTTATATTCCTGAGGTTGTTGGCAAATTTACTGACTATCTCTCGGCCGCGGGAGACCTTCGACAGCTTGGTCGCAAAGAACGCGGCGACGGCCTTCTTGTTTTAGCTAAGATGGCAATTGAACAATATGTTGTTGATGTGCATACGGGCGCCTTCCCTGGTGCTGCCTATTCTTATTCGATTAAGGATGAGCAGCTTGTTGAACTTAAAAAGTCTACAAAATGGGTTGAATGATCTAGTGTTAAATGAATATCTTAATAACCGGAGCAAATGGCTTTTTAGGAAAAGAATTCGAAAGCCATTTTTCTAAGACATCTCATAATATAACAGCTGCCCCCCGGCAAGTACTAGACCTCACAAATGCTGAGGATGTCAGCGCATTTTTTGCTGGTCGTAAATTTGATATTGTTTTACATGCCGCCGTTAAAGGAGATAATAGTTTCGCGTCCCTCCGAGCTAACTTAAGCATGTTTCACAATCTTAAGGCCCACGCTGATAAATATAAGTGGATGTTCTCCTTCGGATCCGGAGCAGAATTCGATAGATATTCCAATGTTGAGTTGGCCCATGAAGAAGCTATTTATGGGTGTATTCCCACTGACTATTATGGCTTAGCCAAAAATTTAATTGCTCGCGAGATTATCTTATATAATAAAAATATTATTAACTTGCGTTTATTCGGTTGTTTTGGTACAATGGAGAATAGTACGAGATTCATCAAGAACTCTTTAGCGCGCCAGCGAGACAATCTCCCGGTTTTTATTACTCAAGATCGAAAGATGGATTTCTTTTATGTTAAAGATCTTATCAAGGTTGTGGAGTTTCTCATGACAAAAAAACAAACCCAATACGTTGATTACAACATGTGCTACGCAGAAAAAACCAGTCTCACGGCAGTTGCATCGATATTAAATAATTTGACAAAAGCTCCAACAGGTGTTATAGTAGAAAAACCAGGATATGCGTACACTTATACTGGTGCTAGCGATCGTTTGGAAGGCTTAGGCCTTGATTTGATTGGCCTCGACGCCGGAATTCGGCAAGTAGTGGAAAGTGAAGAGAATGTCTAAATTAGAAACCATTTTATCATTGGTAGACGAATATATTAAAGAGTGTGAATCCGCTGAGCAGTGGACTCCTGGTGAGGATTGGATCGCCTACTCAGGCAACGTATACAATAGTGACGAATACGTTGCTGCTGTGGAAAGCCTGCTTAGTCGATGGCTCGTACTAGGCAAAAAGGGCCGTCAATTTGAAGTCGAGTTTCCTACGCACTTGGGAAAGACTCATGGAGTCCTGACAAACTCAGGTAGCTCTGCAAACCTGCTTATGGTTTCGGCGCTTAAATCTCAAAGGTGGAAGCAGCTCCCGGAGGGGTCCAAAATCATTACCCCCGTTGTATGTTTCCCCACAACGCTTAATCCGATCATCCAGAATGGATTCGAGCCGGTTTTCGTCGATGTCACGCTTCCAGATTTAAACCTGGATCTTGATCAGGTCGAGGCACTGCTAGCTGCCGATACTAATAAAGAGATCCGCGCATTGATGTTCGCGCATGTACTCGGGAACCCTCCCGACATGGACCGCGTAATGGCCCTAGTAGAGAAATATGACTTACTTTTCTTAGAAGACGCTTGCGATGCTTTGGGCTCGACATATGACGGCAAGAAGCTCGGCTCTTTTGGGGATATCTCAACCTGTTCATTTTACCCTGCTCATCATATGACTATGGGCGAAGGCGGCTTCGTCGCGATGAACTCCGCTCGACTAGAAAAAATTATCAGTAGCTTCCGTGATTGGGGCCGCGCCTGCTATTGCAACTCTGTTAAGCCCGGGTGCGTCTTAAGCGGGACAGCTTGTGGCAATAGATTCAAAAATTGGCTTCCGGGTGCCAGAGAGATCATCGCAGATCATCGCTATGTTTTCGAGGAAATTGGCTATAATATCAAGCCTTTAGAATTACAAGCAGCTATGGGGTTGCAGCAACTTAAGAAGCTTCCGATGATGGACGGAGCGCGCCGTAAAAACTTTGCACGTTTGCATGAGATTTTCGAGCCTTATGCCAAATACTGCCATCTCCCAGAGCCCACCCCCAAGTCGGATCCGTGTTGGTTTGCCTTTTTATTAACACTCAGGGAGGATGCACCCTTCACTCGCGAGGACATCGTCCGACACCTAGAAGGGGATAAGATACAGACTCGCAGCTACTTCGCCGGCAACATACTGTTCCACCCAGGATATTCAAAAATAGGAGCAAAGTATGATAATCTTAAAGAATCGTTCCCAGTAGCTTATAAAATCACCACTAATTCGTTCTTTTTGGGCACTTTTGCGGGTATTACGGATGAGAAATTAGACTATATTGAGGGTTCTGTGAATCGGTTTATGGAGAAATATCAATGAAAATCGTTTACATTACAGGATGTTTGGGCTTTATAGGCTCCTATGCTACGCGAAAATGCCTAGAATTAGGCTGGAAAGTTTATGGCGTAGACAAGTGTACTTATGTCGCCAACGAATCTTTGCTGAAAGAGTTTGAAACTTATGATAATTTTAAGTTTTTACGAGAAGACATCTGTAATTTAACACATCTTTATGATTGTGACTATATCATTAACTTCGCGGCAGAGTCACATGTGGGTAACAGTATCATTAATAGCGACGAATTTATTAACAGCAACATTGTGGGGGTTAAAAACCTTCTTGATTTGGTGCGCCATAAGCCACTAAACTGCAATAATCGCCCCATTTTCTTTCATGTGAGCACAGATGAAGTCTACGGAGACATCACAGACGGGCAGCACACCGAAACAGATCTTCTAAAGCCCAGCAATCCATACTCTGCGGCAAAAGCTTCGGCAGATATGCTTGTTCATGCGTGGGCCCGGACCTACGGAATCAACTATATCATCCTGCGGCCGACAAATAATTACGGGATAGGACAATATCCAGAAAAACTAATTCCAATTGCAGTCAAAAACCTGATGCGGAACAGTCTGATTCGCCTCCATAACCAGGGGACACCCGTCAGAAACTGGCTTCATGCGGAGGACACTGCCGCGGCTGTGACAACGATCGTCCAGGCAGGCTCCGTTGATGAAATTTATAACGTTGCCGGCGGATTTGAACAAAGCAACCGCGAAACCGTTAAGCAGATTGTAAAAGCTTTTCATGGAACAGATGAGAATTGGGAACAGTATATCGATTTTTCAGTTGTGCGCCAGGGCCAGGACGTGCGCTATGCTTTAGATGACTCTAAACTTCGTGCTCTAGGGTGGGAACCAAAGAAAAATTTTGATGAAGAAGTAGTCAAGATCGTAGAAGACTGTAAAAATAACTTTAGGTGGTAATATGCAACACGTAGATAAAGGATGGGGATGGGAGCGCTGGATAGTTAACAAGCCAGAGTACTGTGGAAAACTCCTTTACTTTGATAAAGGGAAGAGATGCTCTTGGCACTATCATATCTTAAAAGATGAAGTGTTTTATCTCCAGAGTGGTAAGATGATAGTTAAATATTCAGACGACGATGACTTGGATCAAGCAACCGAACTGGTGCTGAACCCCGGCGAGAACTTTCATGTGTATCGCGGCCTCCGTCATCAGATGATTGCTTTAGAGGACTCTGAACTATTTGAGTTCTCCACCGAGCATTTCGATAGCGACAGCCATAGGATACAGAAGGGAGACTAGGGATGATATATTATGTTGATATAGATGAAACAATTTGTTTTTATGATGGAGAAAGGTATTATCCTGATGCTCGCCCATTACGAGAAAACATCAAAAAGATTAATGAATTATATGATGATGGGCATACGATAGTTTATTGGACTGCCCGCGGCGGCGTAACGGGCCGCGATTGGACGGAGCTAACGACGAACCAGTTAGAAGAGTGGGGTGCCAAACACCACGGACTTAAATTAGGGAAGCCTCACTACGATGTCTTCATCGATGACAAGGCCATTAACAGCAGGGATTTTTTTGATGACGAGCTTTAAAGCAAATCTTTTTGATAGTCTCACTCCCGAGGGTTATAAAGAACATTCACAAGAGAAAATTGAATGGGTCCATGGGCAGCCGTCCTTCGACGGGCCCGCCGTATTTACAGATAAGGATTTGTTATCCCCTTCGGTCGACACAGTAAAATGTACCAAAAAAATAGCTTGGATCTTGGAGTGTCGAGAGGTTCATCCGTTTGCCTATGATCACATTCTGCAGGCAGAACACAAGTTCGATCATATTTTTACATTTGACCAGACACTTCTTGATCGAGGCCCAAAATATGTGAAAAGCATTATTGCCTCATCACGCGTCGCTGACTGCGATGCCGGCCTCCATGATAAGACGAAACTCATGTCGCTTATAGCTTCAAAGAAAAACTGGACCGTAGGCCATCGACTGAGACACGTGGTTGCAAAGTCGGTTCAGGGCCGATACCCAGTGGATCTGTGGGGCGAAGCCTACAGGCCATGGGGCAACCCTGAGATCGGTACCGGCGCCGCACAGCAAGAGGGCAAGACAGAGCCCCTCAAGGATTATCATTTCAGCATTACTATCATGAACTCTAAACAGGATAACTATTTTACCGAAACTTTGGTGGATGTGTTTAGACATGGCACGATTCCAATCTTTTGGGGATGTGACAATATTGGAGAATATTTCAATACTGATGGAATCCTATCTTTCAATGACGGAAAAGAATTATTTAAAATACTTGACAATCTGTCACCAGAAGAGTATCATAAAAGATATGATGCAGTGAGGGAAAACTTTGAGACTGCCAAAAACTATATGTCAATGGCCGACACATTTGCTGATAATCTACAAAGGACTTTAAATGACAAGTGAACGAAAATACCTCCCCACTTTAGCTGAGCTGGTCGACCGCTTGTCCATCACTCAATTAAAGGAAGTCTTCATTACAGATCACAAAGAGGAATACGCACAAGAGATTAAAGATATCTGTCATGATATTGATGTTTGCTTAGCAGAAGCCGAAGAGATAAATGCCGAGGTCCTCCGTGCAATTGTTGTGTTATCGCAGATGAATTTACATATCTGGCACAATGAATCGAACTACCGAAAAGGGATTAGAGATGGTAACAATTTAGAGTTGACCCACGGCCTCAATGGAATACGCAATACTGCAAAGAACAAGATTCAGGAACTTGCCGGCGGCCGAAAGGATTACAAAATAGATTGTTTGGCGGCCGAGTTCCAAGATTGGGAGATTAGCTGGAGCAACAATGAAGATTGACGGCGTAGAGGTGACACAACCGGATGTATATACAGATTATAGGGGAGACCTTTGGACTCTCTGGAACGCTGATTCACATAGATTCAACTTTAATCATGATAAGGTTTCAACTTCCCGTCGCCATGTTCTTCGTGGGATCCACGGGGACCAAAAGTCTTGGAAGCTAGTGACCTGCTTGTATGGAGAGCTATATTTTGTAGTAGCGGACCCACGCACCGACTCTTCAACCACTAAACAATGGGATTCGATGATACTGGATTCTAGAAGTCGCAAACAAGTTCTATTGCCGCCTGGGGTGGGTAATGGCTTTTTAGTTTTAAGCGATGAAGCAGTATTTCACTATAAGTGGTTATACCCTGGCACCTATCCCGATGTCCAAGATCAGTTTACAATTAAGTGGAACGATCCGTCTTGGGGCATTAATTGGCCAATAGAGAATCCCATTTTACAAACGAGAGATAAATAATGACACTAAAGATACCACCACACTTAGAGAAGGTTCGAGAGCCTCTGTATACTGCTGCTGAACTGATAGATTTTGAGTCGCGTGTGCGAGACAAGTATGAGGCCGGCGAGGTGGCCGGCCCTATCCACCTAGCGAAGAACAACGAGGAACAGCTAATTGAGATATTTCAATATATAAGCGAAAAAGATTGGGTCTTTGTGCCATGGCGCAACCACTATCATGCACTGCTCCATGGAGTGCCCGCGGAAAAACTATTTACCAACATCATTAAAGGCAACAGTATGGGGACCAATAACGTCAATCCTAATTTTTATGCATCCTCAATTGTAGGAGGAATTATTCCAATGGCACTCGGGGCTGCAGCCGCCCTAAAGAAGCTCCACTCTCCTAATCGCGTATGGTGCTTTGTCGGCGATATGACATCGGAGTGCGGAGTCTTTCATGAGAGTCACAAGTATGCTAAGAACTTCAACCTTCCTTTGCAGTGGGTAATCGAAGATAACAATATGAGTGTCCATACGCCTACAGACGAGGCTTGGGGTACCAAACAGCCCATCCCAGATGATGTTATTTATTATGCATACGAAATGGAATACCCTCATCATGGAACTGGAAAATGGGTGAACTTTTAGTTATGAAATATCGCGATGAACTAATTCGGGCAATGAGTTGGCTCGGACAGCAGGAGGATACCATTTTCTTGGGTCAAGCTTGCCGCGTGAGCGGCCATGCTATTTCTAGCACACTTGTGAATGTGCCGATGGAAAAGCGTGTAGAGCTTCCGGTCTTTGAAGAAACCCAGCTTGGTATGTCTACAGGAATGGCCTTAGCGGGCCTCGTTCCGATTACTATGTATCCTCGCTTTGATTTCTTTATTCTTGCTTGCAACCAACTCGTGAACCATTTGGACAAAATTAATGTAATGTCTGCCGGTGATATGCGACCCCGTGTCATCATTCGGGTCGCCATTGGGGCAAAAACGCCCATTGATGCGGGCCCTCAACACACACAGAACCATACCGAGGCATTCCGGAAGATGTTAACCTATGTTGATGTGGTTGAGTTAAAGGAGCCCGAGGATATATTCCCAGCCTTTCAAAAGGCCTATGAACGAGAGGACGCACGTCCTACCCTCATTGTTGAATACGGAGAGTATTATGGCACCAAATAGATTTACGTGGCCTTTGATTAATGACAATATTACTGAATCTGATAAGCAGGCTTTGGTTGATTTCATTAAAACCCCCAATGTGCGTTTCACGAACGGCCCAAAAGTGAAAGAGTTTGAAAGTAAGTGGTCCGAGTGGCTCGGAGTTAACCACACCACCTTTGTAAATTCAGGAGCGTCTGCCAACTATATTATGATGTCAATTGTTAAAGAACTTAAAGGAGTTGGCCAGGTCATTGTGCCCCCCATTGGTTGGGTTTCTGATATTGCCCCAGTGGTTAATTTGGGAATGACGCCTGTTTTCGTTGATGTTGATAAAAGTAATTTTTCAATGACGTTTGAAAATATTCAAGAGGCTGTGACTCCGTACACCAAGGCTATTGTCTTGGTGCATGCGATGGGGTTCAATGCTATGTCAGAAGAATTGAGAGAACTGGCTGATCGATATAATATTCTTTTGATTGAGGATTGCTGTGAGTCCCATGGCGCCACCTATAACGGAGAGAAGATCGGCGCCTTTGGTGATATGTCCAACTTCTCATTTTATTTTGGCCACCACATTACCACCATCGAGGGCGGCGTTGTTTGCACAAACAATCCGGAACTTCATGAATATGCGCGCCTCTTCCGTTCTCACGGCATGACCCGCGAAGCATCACCAGCATTTCAAGAACGCTACAAGAAGAATTACCCAGACCTCAATCCTCTATTTACATTTGCTGTACCTGGATATAACTTGCGCAGCATGGAGATGAATGCGGTTCTGGGACTCGAACAATTACAACGACTTGATTCAAATATAGCGCGCCGAGTTGAAAACTTGGAATGCTGGGTTTCTCACCTGGACTCCAATCGTTTCTTCACCGACTATGCACTAGAGGGCAACAGCAGCTTTGCGCTGCCCCTAATCTTGCAGGAGACGGACAAGGAGCTTCTCTGCCGCATCGCCGGGGTCTTAGAGGAGGTTGGCGTAGAGTATCGTATCGGAACAGCAGGAGGGGGCAACCAAGCCCGCCAACCGTATCTGAGAGAAGGATTATATGAGTATGAGATTGTGGGTCGTCTGGACACAGCAGACCACATCCATGACTATAGTTTGTATGTAGGAAACCATACTGACTTAACGAGAGAACAGATAATTGACTTGTGTGAAAGGATAAACAATGTTTGAGGGACAAAAGGTATTAGTAACGGGGGGCACTGGAATGATAGGTCGCCCCCTAGTAGATTTGCTAGTGGAGAGAGGAGCCCAGGTATACGTAGTTTCGCTGGACACTCCACAGGGACTCCCAGAGAGCGTACAGTTTGTTAAGGCAGACTTGCGATACTTTGATAAGTGCCTGGAGATATGCGAGGGGATGGACTATGTTTTTAACCTTGTTGGGGTTAAGGGCTCACCCAAGATGTGCCGAGAACAACCGGCAGACTTCATGGTACCAATGCTACAGTTTAACACCAATATGATGGAGGCGGCAAGAGCACAGGGAGTGAAGTGGTATCTCTATACCAGCAGCGTTGGGGTGTATCACCCGGCTGAGGTTTTTAGAGAAGATGATGTGTGGAGTACCTTTCCATCTGACAACGACCGCTTTGCTGGTTGGGCCAAGAGGATCGGAGAATTGCAGGCACAGGCGTATTCTATACAGTACGGTTGGGACTGTGTTTCCATAGTACGACCCGCAAATGTGTATGGTCCATACGACAACTTTGACCCTGAAAATGCTATGGTAGTACCATCGTTGGTTCGCAAGGCACTAGAAAATGACCACCTTGAAGTATGGGGTGATGGGTCACCGATCAGAGACTTTATTCATTCCCGCGATGTGGCACTAGGTATGCTACACGCGGTGGAGAACGGAGTAACGGACCCTATTAATCTGGGTTCTGGCGACGGAGTACAAATTAAGACCATTGTCGACCTAGTAGTCAAACATTGTGGAAGAGATATCGAGGTACGCTGGGATACCACGAAGCCCACAGGAGATGCTCGGAGGGTATTTGATATGACTCGTGCAAAGTCACATGGCTTCGAGCCAACCGTCAGCATTGAAGAGGGGATAGTGGACACCATCCAGTGGTTTAAAGATAACCAGGAGATTGTTGATAATCGACACAATGCCTTCAGAAAATAAAACATATCTTATTACGGGAGTCAACTCGGGCCTCGGGAAATTTCTTTATGAAAACCTTCCTGGGGCCCTTGGCCTTTCACGCGATAATAAGTATGAGATATTAGAACAAGCTGCATCTACTGAGAATGTAACAGTATTACATGCGGCGTTTAATTCAAAGAGAGATATTGAAGATTATAGTCAATATATAGAGGATAACATTTTCTTAACTGAAGATTTGTTGCATTTAGGGTGTACGAAATTCGTGTATTTTTCAAGTGTTGATGTATATGGCTCGTTCACTTCCTATAGTTTTATGAAGAGATGTGCAGAAGACTTCGTCAAGAAGCACAACCCGGACGCCTTAATTCTTAGATTACCGGTCATTCTGGGCCCTACAATACGAAAGAATTCTTTAATTCGCTTGATGGAAGATAAAGAGCTAACGCTTCATCAAGAATCAAACTTTAATTATGTGTTACAAAATGATATATTAGAAGCAGTTACTAATGACGAGGTTCTTGCGCGAACAGGTGCATACAATTTTGTGGCGTCTGAGAGCGTAAGACTATTAGACTTAGCAGAAGACTATAATAAAAACGTAAGATTTGGACATTATACATATGAAACAAACCTAAATGATCTTACGGAGGTAGAGAATCTTTACCACTATCCCGAACGGACTTCGCGAGATGTGGTAGAATTGTTTTTAAGGAATTATTATGAGTAAGAAGACATTACTATTATGTGGCGCCACAGGGTTCATCGGTCGAAACCTATTAGAGAGATATGTGGACGACGATCGCTATAACATTCGCGCCGTGTGGCACAAGAAGCCGGCCCTTGCTGAGTATGATGTAGAGTGGGTCTACGCGAACCTGAACAACGAGGACGACGTCCGACGTGTTACACAGGGGGTCGACGTAATACTGCAGTTTGCGGCTACTACATCCGGCGCAAATGATATTGTTAACCGTCCCTATGTTCATGTTACCGACAATGCTGTTATGAATTCGCTGCTTCTCAGGGCGGCGTTTGACTTCGAAGTCGACCATTTCGTATTTCCCAGCTGTACGGTGATGTACCAACCCAAAGAAGATCCTACCACCGAGGAAGACTTTGATGGTAACAAGAGGCTTCTTAACCGTTATTTTGGAGTAGGTAACACAAAGATTTATATTGAGAAAATGTGTGAGTTCTATGCTGGCCTTGGACGGACAACCCACACCGTGATGCGTCACTCCAACATGTACGGGCCCTATGATAAATATGATTTAGAGCGCAGCCATGTTTTTGGAGCTACAGTCACCAAAGTAATGACTAACGAAACGGGCGTTGTAAATGTGTGGGGTACCGGCGAAGAGGAACGTGATCTCCTTCACGTTGATGACTTGGTTAATTTTGTTGATGCGGCCCTCACTCACCAAAAAACGCCTTTTGGGCTATTTAATGTAGGCCTAGGCTCCGCCGTTCCAGTGATTGATCTAGTGAAGAAGATAATTAGTGCCTCCGGGCGCGCCCTTGCTATTAAGCATGACCTTTCAAAACCTACGATTAAGACAAGCTTGTTTTTGGACTGCACGAAAGCCTCCAAAGAATTAGGATGGGCGCCGCAAATTTCACTCGATGAAGGTATAAAACGAACCCTAGCCTGGTATAAGGAGAACATTTTATGACATCAGCATTAATCACAGGTATTACCGGGATGGTCGGATCTCATTTGGCTGACTATCTCATAGCTAATACTGATTGGAAGATCTATGGTCTCGCGCGCTGGAATGACGACTTAGACAATTTGAACCATCTCCTTCCAGAGATCAACAAAAAGGGGCGTGTGGAGTTAGTATATGGAGACCTTAATGATTTGTCTTCACTGATTTACACCATTCAGATGACGGAACCAAGTTATGTGTTCCATTTGGCCGCACAGAGTTACCCTCAAACAAGTTTCGAGGCGCCCCTCGATACACTTAACACCAATATCCTAGGTACCGCCAAGCTTCTTGATGCAATTCGTAAGTCAGACTGCCGTCCGGTTATTCATGTTTGTGCATCTTCTGAGGTCTTTGGCCGGGTACCCAAAGAATATCTCCCGATTCATGAAGAGGTCCCCTTCCATCCGGCATCTCCCTATGCAATATCAAAGGTGGGCACCGACCTCATAGGTCGTTACTATGCTCAGGCCTATGGGCTCACAGTTATGACTACTCGAATGTTTACTCACACTGGGCCCCGACGAGGTGATGTTTTTGCTGAGTCTACTTTTGCAAAACAAATTGCAATGATCGAAGCTGGCCAGCTGCCCCCTGTAATAAAGGTAGGAAACTTAAGCTCGCTTAGAACTTGGTCTGATGTTCGAGATGCAGTCCGGGCGTATCATATGCTAGTTACTGTTAATCCTACCGGCGGAGAGTACTACAATATCGGAGGAACGTTCTCCTGTACGGTGGGAGATATGTTGGACCATCTGGTTAGCCTTTCAACAATGGAGGGAATTCAGGTCGAGGTGGAACAAAGCCGCCTACGTCCTATTGATGCAGATCTGCAAGTTCCCGACACTACTAAATTTACTGCTCATACAGGGTGGACGCCCGAGATTACGTTCGAGACTACCATGCAGGACCTCTTAGATTATTGGCGAGAGCGCGTAAGCTCGGGCCGAAACTTCTTGTCGAGATAATATGAAAAAGATATTGGTGATAGGTGAAACTTGCAAGGATGTCTTTTGCTACGGCAAGGTTGAGCGTCTTTGTCCTGAGGCGCCTGCACCAGTGTTTAATCCCATAGATCAAGTAGAAAACTGTGGGATGGCAATGAACGTTCGACAAAACATTATTTCTCTCGGTACAGAGTGCGATATTGTAACAAACCAAAACTGGGCTCATGTTATTAAAACTCGTTACATCCACAAGAATACAAATCAGATGTTTATCCGTATCGACGTTAACGATGATGTAATAGGAGCTTGTGATGTTAAGTCTATTGACTTTAAACAATATAGTCTTGTGGTTATTTCGGATTATTGCAAAGGCTTTTTGAACGAAGAGAGTATTGCTTATATTGCGTCTCAACACGACACAGTATTTTTAGATACTAAGCGCCCCCTTGGCCCCTATTGTGACGGCATCAAATACATCAAAATAAATAACTATGAGTTTTCGAAGACCGAGGCCACAATCACCAACGACATCGAAGATAGATTGATCGTTACTATGGGTTCCAAAGGATGCTTCCATCGGGGGCACACATATCCGGTTAGCGAAGTGGAAATAAAAGACGTCACCGGCGCCGGTGATACATTTATGGCGGCACTAGCGGTAAGCTACAATCACAATCCAGACATCAACGAAGCGATTCTGTATGCTAATGAGTGCGCCACACAAGTTGTGCAGCGCCGCGGAGTGAATACTGCCCAATGACAACAGTATGGACAAATGGATGTTTTGACATTCTTCACCGCGGCCACCTAGAAATGCTAAAGTATGCCAAATCCTTAGGGAAAAAGCTTATTGTAGGAATAGACTCAGACGAAAAAGTTAAGAGAGACAAGGGCCTCGATCGTCCTTTTAATACTGAAGAAGATCGTAAAGCTATGTTAAACTCTTTAATATACGTTGATGAAGTGGTAATATTTCATACGCCCCAAGAATTGGGAAAATACGTTAAACGCTTCCGCCCCACTTATATGGTGGTTGGGTCGGACTGGAAGGATAAACCAATTGTAGGCTCTCGTTTTGCCAAGGAAGTTCGATACTTCGATCGCATCGGGACCTACTCTACCACCGAAATATTAGAAGGAACTAATAACATGAAGAAGAAGAAAACACAATCGGGATCGAGCATGACAGAGGCTGATATCCGTGAAGTCGTGGACCAGATGTTGCGCGTGGCGTTTCAAGAGCATTCACGACAAATGGAAGGACATCTAAGAGATATCCATGATCGTATCCTAAAACTGGAGAGAAACCAGAAATGAAGCTTACAGATCAAGCCCTAGGCGCCCTCATGATGGCTTTACAAAAATCACTACTGGAGCAGAGCGATATTGTACCGATCCTTAAGGAGATGAATTTTCAAGTTGACGGAAGTGATCAATCGCAGAGCACTCTCATCATAACGAACCCACCGGTGGTGAGTTTGGAAAACACTGAATTGGGCGACATCATTTCCTCTCTTGAGGATTGATGTGCCCCGATATGCATACAACTGTAGCGCCTGCACCGCTAGCGTAACAATCCAACATCTCTCAAACGAGGTGGCCAACAAGTGCCCCAAGTGTGAGGCTTCCGATTCGTTGGTGAAACAACTCACCACCTTTCGTACAAACAAGCCGACATCAGTACATAAGCACAAAACGGGTGACACAACGGAGAAGTTTATTCAAACTTCCCGGGAAGAATTGCGGCAACAGAAAAAAGATTTAAAGGACCAGAGATGACAAATTTTATTATTGCTGCAGTAATCTCGTTTCTTGTTAATATTTTCCTTATTTGGTACGTAGTAAGATTGCTTCAAAAACTAGTGTTCATATCGGAAAATCTTGCTGGCCTGTTTGTTATAACTAAAGATTTTGAAATCTTTGCAAAAAGCTTATATAGCATGGATAGCTACAGCGGCGAGCCCCTTATACAGGAAATGATATATCGGATCAAAGGCGTCACAAATGAAATAGAAGTATTTAGAGATACGTTCGAATACACACTAGATGACGAAGAAGAGGAAGAACTTTATGACCACTCGCAAGAGGCGTACGAGACGCAAGAAGTCGACTAAGAACCATTATTTTACCAAGGTTCATGAAGACGCAATAGTCAAATATGCCAACACAAATGATCGCGAACTTCGGTCAAAGCTGTATATAGAATATATCCAGCCGGCTTTTGATCAGATGGTGGATAAAATCATCTACACCTATCGGTTTACAAGCCTCCCAAATATTGACTCGTTGAAAGACGAGTGTAAAATCTGGCTCACCACAATCCTTAATAAGTACGATCCCACCAAGGGGTCAAAGGCCTTTTCATATTTTTCGGTTGTTACAAAAAACTGGTTTATCCACAAAGTCAAAAAAACTCAGAAACAGAATCGAACTGAGGTTTATCTGGAAGATGTTGTTAATGAGCTAGATGAAGACTTGATTTCCCGAGAGCCAACCTATGAATCGAAACGACAGGACATCGAGTTCTGGTCCTCGTTTAATAGTGAGATGGGCACTTGGGATTCGTTCATGCTCAAGGAAAATGAAAAAAAAGTTTTGATGGCAGTTCGAATACTTTTAGACTCCGCAGATCAAATAGAAATTTTTAATAAAAAAGCTATTTACTTATACTTGAGGGAGATCACCGGACTTAACACCAAACAGGTTGTTAATAATCTAAATAAACTGAGAAAACGTTATAAGGTGTTTAAAAACAAATGGGAAAGCGGCGAAATTTAAATTTAGACGATTACATCGAGGAGACAACCACCAATATCCGTGAAGATAGAGCGATGGCTAAATCTCTTCTGATGGATGCTATCAATGACATGAAATTGTCAGACTCGGCTCGTCGTGAAATGGGATCTATTGCTGCCAAGTACGTAGAAAATTTACAGCGTTCTAATGAGCAAATGGTTAAGCTCGCTGCCCTCCTTCAGAAACAGAAGAATGATCAAATAGGCCTTAGCGCTGACGATAAAGAGCAAATATTTGATTTACTTAATGAGCCGGAGGGCGAATAGTGGCAGACGATACACTAATTGAAAAGCTTGAGCGTTCCATAGCCCATGCCGGCATAACAGAGAACCCGGGCGCGCCCCTAAATCCCCGCAGCTTGAAAATGAGCTCATTCCTGCCGGCTTTAGGCCTAGGCCTCAATTACAAAAAATCAGCAACAATTTCGCATCCTTGCCGGGGTTATATCGTAGCCTACAAGGCCGTTACAGAGCCAGCTGTTCAGAGCATTGAAGATCAGATGCAATATGCAGCATCAAAGCGACCCAGTTTTGAAATGTTCAATTTTCTCTATAAAGTATGGATTCCAGCGTTGCCCGGCAGCGGATATAACTCATTTGGACCGAAAGACTGGAAGAGTAAAGAAAAGTTTACAAAGCTTCTTTGGGGTCAACAATGGATGCCAATTGATTTAAGCGTAGTCAACGTACAGGGAGCCCCACCTCCGGGTTCCGAGGTCCGTGTGACGTTCCCTGCGTGGCCCGCGTCGCTGGCCAACCCCAAGATTACCGCGGTCGGCCCCGTGTCAAAAGAAATCTCTAGTAAGATCCCAACCAGGCAGGCGCCCCCCACTACCAAGCAGGCTTTTGCTTTGGGTAGTTCCCCCGCGACCATGGGCACGAGCCCGGGATCGCGTGGATCTTCCGGAGACTTCGATACGCCGGCGCCCAATAACCCGAAGGTCGACCCGAACGACCAAGGGCCCATCAAGGGTTTGGGCGCTTACAAACGCGGCGAAAGAAACAGAAATATGAAAACTATTGAGCGCTATATGAAAAAGTTTGGAGTAACAAATCGTTATATGAAGATCGCGCTGCTGAGCGTTATAGCCAAGGAATCGGGCCTTAAACCAAAAGCGGAAAAAGGATATGGGAAGGCCTCCGTCGCGCGCATCAAAGATATCTTCGGGGCCCGAGTTAGTAAGTTTAGTGATGCCGAACTCAACGAGTTGAAGAAAGATGATAGAAAGTTTTTTAGTTGGATTTACGGCGGCCACTTTCCCAACTTCAAACAATATGGAAACCGACCCGACACTGATGATGGCTATGATTATCGCGGCCGCGGCATGAACCAAATAACGTTCAGAACCGCTTATAAGAATGCCGGAGATAGAATAGGTGTCGATTTTGTGGGAAACCCCGATCTTCTGAATGACCCGGAGCATGCTTCTCATGCAGCCATCGATTTCTTGGTTCGTCGTCTTAAGCAGCCGAAGTCGCCTGTCTCGGGTGATATTAATAATGTGGGAAGCCAAGCAGAAGCGAACGAAGTTGCAGCAAGAGCAAATGCCGGCTGGAACAAAGAAGGAAGAGCCCTAGATCGGGCCATCGATTCAACAAATAAGGCTAGCTACAAGTTCGAGTAGAAAGGGCACAATATGGGAAAGACAGCAGAAGAAGAATGGCGTTCCTTGATGTCGCCGGAAGTTCAGGAAGAGTTCGATGCATTAAGTGAGTTCCGAAAAGGGCGCTTCATGGGATTAGGTGGGGTCGCCGCCCGTCAGCACACTGACACACCGAAATATATTGCCACAGCAAACGAAAAGGTTTACAAAAACGGCAATTCTCTTATAGTGCTGGGGTACGACCGTACTCATAAAAAGCCCTCTGGCTATGGTGGCAAGGGATTCCCTCACTGCTCGTCAATCGACATTATTGCCGGCCTCATGGGATATCAAGCAAAACAGACCACATCCGATGGATCTACGGAACTCAGTGCTAATCCTAACTTCAAAAAAGATGCTGCGCGGATCTACATCAGCCAAAGAGCAGCCGTGGATGATGTCACATATTTTGATCTTCCTAAGGGAAAGGTAGGAAACGTAACCCTGGACGCGCCTCGTTCTACAATTGCTCTCAAAGCCGATACTGTAAGGGTTATAGCCAGGGAAAATATCAAGCTTGTGACTCGCACTGATGTGAAAAATTCACAGGGAGGAATCGAGGGTACAACCTGGAAAGGACAATATGGAATTGATCTTATCGGAATGGCAGATGATTCTGATATGCAGCCTTTAGTTAAGGGTGCCAATTTGGTACGTTGCCTAAAGGACATCTTAGATTGTATAGCTTCATTGAGAGACAGAGTATGCACGATGGCCGACTATCAGCGCTCGATCAATACCGCTCTTTTAAGTCATACTCACTTTTCCCCGTTTATGATCGGAGGCCCCCAGTCGACATCGCCAGACTTTAAATTTATGGCCCAAGGTATCGAAAAGGTAGTCCATGGTGCTTTAAATGTAGAGATTCCTATGTACACAGAAGATTTGATGGACGGAACCAAGGGTTACATTGGTATCCAAAGCAGATACCTCCTGAGTCCCGGCGGAGTCAAAGGGCCTCGGTGGCTTTTAAGCAAATACAATAATACAAATTAACCATGACGACAGATATCGACTTTAACAGCCTAAACGTATTTAAGAAGTTTCCTTCTTTTATTCCTTGGTTTGATGTAAACAAGGGTACCTATGCAGTAATCGTTTACCCGGACATATCCAAAGGAGTAGTTGCAGAGGCAGATGCAAAGGTTTTAAAAGAGAAGGCTATAGATGCCTTAATGGAGTACTATTTACCAGAGTTTTATCCTCTTATTTCCGGGCCGCCGGTAAGGCGAAGGCCGGCCGCCACTCGCCCAGCCAAAAAGGCTCAATCTAGGTCGACTAAGAAAGCCGTAGGCCGCGGCAAATCCCGTACGCAGAGTACTGTAGTCCGCAAACGAAACCCGATCCCTCCAGGAGTTAAGGATAGCTACACTACTATTCGCAAACAGATATCCGACAATTTAGATTTTATAAAGACAGATCAAGGTCCTGCAGATTTAGAGATTGAGACCCCAGTGGTCTCTAAGTATCTTTATAATACAAGAGCCGGCTCCGTCAATTTTAAACGAATTCGCGAAGGCCTTCGAACTTTTGATCCGGCCGCCACATCCCGCCAATCAGCCTCTACACCCGTTGTCAAGAGCGACGAGCCCTGCTTGCTTCCGGGCCAAAAACAAGCGGTCGTCACCTTCAGTTCTGGTATGCCCCCCTTCGCCGACGCTGAGGAATTTTTTATAAATCAGTATTATGATCGACCTCTCAGGGCCCCGGCCCAGGAGATAATAATCAGCCTTGGGGGATCAGCCCGAACTTTGCGCGAATTAAAAGCGGCACTCGGAGGGTACAATAAACAAATTCTCCAATACCCAGCCCCTCTTAAAATTCCTTTAGATTTAGAAACAATCTATATGGAAATACATACATTGGTGGCCACTTTGACGGATGCTGTCCGTCGAAATCTGAATCTGTCGGGCAAGAGATCGACCCTCCTGACCCGGGATGATCTGCTTCGTATCCAGCTGGGGCCCGACCAAAACATTCTCGGAGCGTCTTATGAGCTGGAACTAGCTGACGGCTCTCTAGAGATCTCGCCCCTGAAGGTTGGCTTTATTTCTCTTGTTAAACATAATCGGAGTGTCAAGGACCCTTGGATGATGCAAACATTGGTAAATCATCAAAGAATAATTTCGGACTTCCGTACCAGCCCGGGCGGCCTAAATGGAATTCTTGGTTTTATTAAAGATACCTATGGCTCTCTTCTATCAAAGCCAACAATTGAAGATGTTATGGAAAACCAGCCTATTAAGGGGGAAGTGAGCGGCGATGGCGTAGAGATAGAATTCCAAGCGCCCCCACCACCTGGCGTGGATCCTTTGTTGTTTAATACGGTATTCCAGGCCGCCGAAAGTTCAGTAACGCTAGATATTCTCAATCCCATGGCCATGGCCGCCACCATGAGCAACTTTTTAAATCCTGGAGCCATCGCTGCGATGGAGGACACTCTAAACGATCCAGAAGTTCAAGCATCCTTATTCGCGAAACAAGCGGGCGACGCTCTGTCGGCCAAGTTCCCTCTTAAACAACTTATTGATGATGTCATAGCAATGATTAACGAAGCTAAGGGGATCGGCGAAGCCATAGAGGAGCGCCAGGAACTAGAGCGCGCTGTAGAACGCCTCGAAGGCGAGCTCAATGCTGCCATTCAAAATGGTGACCCCCTTGTAATAGAAGATGCTCAACGCGCCTTCGACCGGGCTGAGGCAGATTTAACACGAGATAGAACCTCTGGTCGAGAAGGCGGCGGAGTCAAACAGGTTCAAAATACTCTAGAAATTATGGACGATGTCTTAGGCCGCTTTGGCATTCCAGAGTTAATTGCAGAGGCTCTCATTTGCTTGACCATGGGCACAAATTTCTCCCTGGACCGTATCCGAGCTGCAATGGACTCGGCACTCGAACTCGCTGGCATGATAGAAGATTACGAAGTGCCAAAGATTAAAGACGACCTCATAAAATTACCAGAATTCCCAGAGATAAAGTTCCCCAATCCCATTACCGGGGACCCTCCGTTGTGGAAACAAATTGTCGATATGCTCTTAGAAATTTTGATGGAATTGGCCATGGATTTGGTCCTTGGTCTTGTCGAAATGATTAAGCTTAATTGCAATAATTTACATGACCGGCCGGAACTTCTCGGTAATCTCGACGCTGCCCAAGCAATGAAAGATAATTTAAGTCTTCCTAAGGTGGATGTAGATCCTCTTCTTAATAATGCATTCGGCCAGTTTCAAATGAATCAAGAAGATGGATTTGATTACCTATCGGCCGTCAGCGCAGTACTAACTCCTATGGAAATTTGTCGTCTTTATAACTCCCGGCCAGATGTACTGGAGGAAACTGTCGAAAAGATTGCTATTTTCAATACAACTTGGTCAGAGCCCTCCATACAAAGATTGCAGAGCCGAAATCAGATTTTGTCGTTTTTTGCGACTTTGTCGCCACTAGCTAACATGACGACAATCTGCAACGATCTTGTGAATGATGTAGATGTGAGAGCAGCAGTAGAAAACTATTGTTTGAATGAAGCGGATTTTGCTCCTTTGGCCGATCAAGAAAGCATCAAAAAACTAGCAGACATGCTGAATAATGGCATACCCATTGACCCAGCCTCCCTACTTCCTAATCTTCTGTGCCCCGAACATCCCCAGTTCTTAGCTAACCCAATTGTAGATCGCATTATCCCTTCTATGTTTAATAGCACGGCTGACAATGTAAAGATGCAGTTTATATATTCGGTAGAAAATAGTAGAACTGCGATGTTGGAGCCCAAAATCGTCGCTGGCGGAAAGGGTAGCAATCACGCGCTCAATACGGCCCTGAAGGATTTGTGTGTTCATGGGAAAGTCGGCGACGACTGTGTCGAGCCAGAGCCGCCAAATTCAAAATTCCTTTCAATATTGTCTGATATTTTTGAGGAAATTTCTAATTTTGGTGCCGATAGCATTGATCCTGAGATTTGCCCTGACGTCAATTTGGACAAGCTGGGGGGATCCATGGACGCATTTCAAGCGATGCTTCCTATAATAAATCAAATTATGGAAGAATCTTTTGCTGCCGGCTCCGAGGCCAGAGACGCTCTAGATGAAGGCGTAGTAAAGATTGAAGAAGTAAAAAAATCTATGGACGACAGCAACGGCATGCCACCCAGCGTAACCTATGTGTTCAATCGTAATTTCTATAATAATTTCATGGCCATGGGGCGCCAGTCTGCGCCGGAGTATGTCGACACAGACGGTACGGACAAGCCTAACAGCGTTTGGCTAACGAGAACTGAATCTCGCGGCGGCCAGCGCGCGTTTTCTTCTCACATGAAAAAAGACAGATCCAACAGTGAATATGGCCGCATGCGCATGCAATACCGCTTTTTGGATAAAGTGAAGCCTCGCATTAATCCGATTAATCTAGACTTCTATTCCAATGAGGACATAATGTCCGGACGCCCCCCTTTCCGTGTTAGGGTACCAGAAGGCTTAGTACCAGGAGTCGAGGCTACATGGCTGGAAGGTACTGTAGAGGATGACTCGTTCACACCGTTATATGGAGGAAACAGCAATACATCTCCCGAAGGCATTTTGGGAGACTTTGGTTCTGAAAGCGGCTTTAACCCATATATTTTTAACTTTACTTATCCTCTCCAAACACAGCTTCTGAATCTGGCTGATGCTCCACTCGGCGCAGCAGACAAACGATACTTGCAGGATAAATTGCAAAAACAGGTTTTTCCTACTGTTTTGAATGGTATGATAGAAAGGTCAGTTAGCCAGATAGAAAAACAAGGCATCTTCACTCTCTCTAAACTGAATAGCTTAAACCTCTTTAAAGACAACAGTAACTGCGATCCAGCGCAAGCGGGGGACCTCTTAGATACACGAGGAATATTAGAACAGCTTAAGCAAGAGTTCGGCGAAGCAGCTTGTAATGAGGAAGGCGACGCCCGAGACTGTGCAAAAAATGCCCTAAAGATGGGCCTTATTTACTTGTTTATCCAGGTGTATGTTGTAGAATTTTTAATAAAGAATGTTTTTGTATTAAGCGCATTTAAGTTTGAAGAAATTTTCCAAAAGCCTCTCTTGCGAGAAATGTTCTTAACCAGTATGATTACCCAAATAGAGGAGAAGCTCGGCCGCGGCGCAGGTGGAATTGAAAGGTTCTTGAGGGATCAATTTGAAAAGATGCTAGTACGCGATAAAGCCATGGCCGCCGGCGGAATTGCTCACTCTTATAGTCCAGACACGGTGGTATCGCTTCTTAAAACCGGAGCTGACGTGGGTAAAGACGGAGTCCCGTTTAAGGTCCTAGTTCAATATTTAATTGAGGAGCGCCTAGGCTTTACTCATGAGGTCTGTGGACAGATGGTTGACACCATGCAGTCTATCAACAATATTCTGTCCCCCGCCGGCGCACGATCTACCTATGAGGATGATTTTATTAAAGAGATTTTGGGGGTCTACAAAGCCCCTTATGGTTTATCTTCAGCCCCCCAGAAATCTAACAATGGCCGCGTGTTCTTTGCCAAATATGCCTATTGGGACGGTATTTCTAACTGGAGCTCTTTGGCCTCATCGCAGATTATAGTTCCCTGGAACCCTCGCGATTTAACGAAGGCCCAGAACGCTTGGGACCAGGCATCAACATCAGCCCAAACCGGCTTAGGTCATGCCGTCGCCGGCGGCCCGCTGGGCCTCTATGCAACACAAGAGCTATATTATGAAGCCACATACGGCGGCCGCCCAGACGGCACCCTCCCGCGGCACACTTTAACCTTGCAGGATATATTGGGTTCCGCCGGACCTGGAGCCATGCCGGTCAAAACTGGCACTGCGATAGATTTTATTGACCTTGTTGAATTGACAGACGGCACTCTCCCAGAGTTTGAGGGCTTAAAGATTGGCTATAAATTAATATTTAACTTCCCGCAGTCCAATCAACACCATCAAACGCTGAAAAAAGAACAAAGGGAGTGGGACGCCGCGGCAACATCGATGGAGACGGCCACCGCCTGGACGTTCGCCATTGCGAATCCCCTTATCCCGCCAACAGGAATTTACGCCACCCCGGAGACGTGGTATGAAGCCACGCATGGCCCTCGCCCCACTACGCCCCAGAATGACTTTATCGACTCTTTCCCCGCAGGGCCCGTCCGGGATTTAATGACAAAAGCAATAGGCCTCCAGGCCAGATCAACGGGGCCTGATTCCATCCTTGATTCCGCTCAAGCAGATCTGGATACAATCACTCCGGGCCCCCAAATCTTGGGTGATTTGCTGACGGTGAATATTAAATCTTTAGGTGATTTCAACCCCAATGAGTTGAATGTATCCTCCCAACCCGGCGAATCGGCGGACACAATTTTCCAAAAGATCAAAAGGTTTGATCGGGTATCCCCATCCAGTCACATACCCCGTATCAAAGAAGACCCGGAATATTCTCGCTTTATCTCACAAACGTTTAATCCAGAAATAATCATGATGATTCCTGTACTTTATAGCTTTGGACTTACAAATACATTTTTTGATGAGATAGAGAAAAGCTTTGACACCACGAAAGTCGAAATCCTAGGACTTCTGGCGATGATTGATCGTACAGATCAAGCGCCCCCCGTACAGGGCCTGGTGGCATCAGATAATTTAGAAAGCGGCCTGGCCTCTAACGGAGAGAGTGATATGAACGCCTCTGCTCGGGAGTTCATTTTGAAAATGCTTAGGGAAACACCAATTAAAATTCTTAAGGGTTTCTGTGAGATGCTCGATCCACACGTCGCGATTTGGAAATTGGTCAGACAGATCACGGGCGATGTATTTGGGTATGTTATCGACATAATAGACACAGGGATCGACATCGCAGTTAATGCTCAACCAGATGACTCTCCACTTAAACCGATGCTCAAAACACTTGAAGGGGAACAACTACTTGCACTGGCTTTCTGTGGCCTAAATACTATGAACGCTGAGGCAACTGCAGAGCTACCAGATCCTCCGGGGCCGCTTGAGGCTCCATCGTTGGGCCCAAAGATGTCCGTGACCGGCGTTGACTTTACCGGCACTATTGTCGGCTTGTTCTGCATGCCCCCGTTTATATTCGGAATCATCTATCTTTTGCTGAATCTTCTAGATGAAGGCGACGCCGGCGCTGCTTCGGAAGGCACAGAGAGCTCCCAACAGAATATGGCAGACGGACAAAGTTCGAATGTTTGTTAAAAAACATCTTTTTTAAGTAATTACTGAGAGGGCGAGAGATGACAACTGGATTAGCACCTTTATTACCTATTGAATCAAGCAGGTTTGAGTTGATTACCGACTATCTTACGTTGGCGAAACAAAATTTAAAAATGCTTATTCTTACTAGTCCTGGTGAAAGAATGATGGATATTAATTTTGGCGTCGGCCTCAAGAGATATTTGTTCGATATGAATAATGAGTCTACCTACCAAGATATCGCATCTAATATACGATCGCAAGTGTCGAGGTATATGCCTTTTATAGAGATTCAGAAAGTGGAGTTTAGAACACCAGAGAACGATCCAGACATGTTCCCAAATGACGTACGCACAAGAGTTACTTTTAAGATTGTGCCGCTTCGGATCACAGGAATGCTGCAACTTGATACAAATTTGGACTAATTATACCGAGGTAGACATATGTCAAAGAAATTAGAGGCCATTGATTATACTAGTAGAGATTTTGCATCCATCCGGCAGGATCTAGAAAATTTTGCCCGTAGATACTATCCAGATACCTATCGAGACTTCAATGAAGCCAGCTTCGGTTCACTCATGTTGGATACCGTTTCTTACGTTGGAGACATTCTCTCTTTTTACCTAGACTACCAGGCCAACGAGAGTTTTCTAGATACTGCTATTGAGTATAACAATGTGGTGCGTCTCGTACGCCAGATGGGCCTCAAGATTAATCCTAGTCCATCTTCTTATGGAATTGTGACACTTTATATTAAAGTTCCGGCGTCTACCGTTACACAAGGCCCCGACACCAATTATGTTCCTGTATTAAAGTCTGGCTCCGAATTTACGAGCGACGCCGGCGGCTATTATACTTTAGTAGACGATGTGGATTTTTCAAAAGAACAAAACCAGATTGTTGTGAGTGACGCGAGCGCTACGGGCGCCCCCACTCATTTCGTTATTCGCGCCCAAGGACGCGCCGTTTCTGGGCGAATCGGCAGGGACAAAGTTAGTGTGGGAAACTTTCAACGTTTCCGAAGAGTTCCCTTATCTATAGCAAAAATTAACAATGTTGTGAGTGTTTACGATCTCGATGGCCATCGCTTTTACGAGGTAGACCACCTAACGCAGAATGTTATCTACAAGGCTGTGAAAAACACAACAACTACCCGAGCGACAGTTCCAAATATTCTCAAACCCTTTCCAGTTCCTCGACGATTTACAGTTGAGTTTGAAAATGGTGGCACTTTTTTGCAGTTTGGATATGGCTCCAGCGCTGAGTTGACAAATGGATCTGTTATTGATCCCTCCAACCTGATGTTAAACATGAATGGTCGCGACTATGTGACCGACGCCGGCTTCGATCCCACAAAGCTGCTTGATACAGACAAGCTCGGCATCGCACCGGCCAACACAGATTTAATAATCTCTTTCCGATATAATACCACAAACGATGTTAATGCACCGGTGAATTCCATTAATGAGGTAAGCCGCGCGCTGGTGTCTTTTAAAGAAGAAAACCTCCTAACAAGCGACAAAAGAAACAATGTTGTTGGCTCTGTGCAGGTTGTGAACGAAGAACGATTTGTCGGAAGCGTCGCGTTGCCAAACTCAGATGAAATTAAACAGCGAGCATATAGCTATTTTGCAACACAGAATCGCGCTGTAACCGGAGAAGATTATAAAGCTATTAGTTATGGCATGCCAGATAAGTTTGGAAAAGTGAAGCGTGCAGCCATCGTTCGCGATTTCGATGCGTTTAAGCGAAACCTCAATCTGTATGTTGTCTCGGAAAATGCCAGCGGCAAATTAGTAGCTGCCAACTCTACTTTGAAAAATAATCTTAAAAACTGGCTTGGACAATATAAGATGATCAACGACACGGTTGATATACTAGACGCTAGGATTATTAATTTTGGAATTGAATATGAGGTTAGTATCGATATGAGCGCAAATCGATTTAATGTTATCAATTCTGCTTCTCGGGCCCTCGCCGCCAAATTCTCCCACTCCTACGATATCGGCGAGCCGATAAACCTGTCGGACATCTATAAAACTCTTAATAAAGTTGAGGGACTTTTGGATGTTATTAGGGTTAAGATTGTAGAGAAATCCGGATCGAACTATTCGGGTGATTCTTATGATTTCATGGCCGCCACAAGTGCCGACAACATGCGTATATTGGCCGAAGAAAATGTTGTTTTTGAGATCAAATTCCCGAATACGGACATCAGAGGGAGCATTAAATAATGGGCTTTAAGAGATATACGGCTAGCGCTGACACTACCATTACAAATGCTTTCAAGGCGAACCTAAGTAATAGAGGTACTGGCTCTAACATGGGCTATGCTGACTCGGTAGAAATCTTTTCAATCTATGGTCAGAGTTCTGCCTCGACCACCGGGCAGACCCAAGAGCTATCGAGAGCGCTCATTCAGTTCCCCATTACCACTGTTGCGGCCGACCGAACCGCTGGGAGAATCCCGGCCTCCGGAAGTGTTAACTTTTTCCTTAAGATGAGCAACGCCAAGCATCCTTGGACCCTCCCGCAGGACTTTACCTTGGTTGTAGCCGCCGTTTCGCGCTCATGGGCCGAAGGCACCGGCCTCGACATGGATGAATATTCAGACGCAGGAAAATCTAACTGGATGTCAGCATCTACTACTGTGGCTTGGGCCAACAACGGTGGGGACTATCGGGACGATAACGAGTCGTCCGACTCACCCGTATACCGTCAGACATTCGAGCAAGGCTATGAAGATCTAGAAATCAATATTACCCCAACTATTGAGAGATGGATGCAAACATCCGGAACCTCGAAACATATTCCCAACTATGGCCTAGGCATTTTCTTAACTTCAAGCCAGGAGGCGTATACAGCCGCAGCCTATGCTAATGGTGTTTTACAAAATACCGGCGGAGCAGAGACCTCATACTATACCAAGAAGTTCTTCGCGCGTTCAAGTGAGTACTTTTATAAACGTCCATGGATCGAAGCACGTTGGGATTCCCGCGTCACTGATGAGAGGGGCTCATTTTACTACAGTAGCTCTGCGGCCCCAGCCACGGATAACCTCAATACTCTGTACTTGTATAACTATGTTCGCGGTCAACTTACAAATATTCCAAACCTTACCAGCAACCTTCTATATGTTTCTCTTTTCTCAGGAAACGCCGGGAACACAAAACCATCTGGGATTCAAGCCCTCTCTGGCGCCGGCGCCGGCAACGCTGTTTGTGTTACAGGCGGCCTCGTTAGTACAGGAATATACACGGCATCTATCTGTATGACCTCTTCATCGGCTAATGGTGCGCCCTCTAAAATGTTTGATGTATGGTCGTCGCTACCGACAGGTTCTGTTCAGTATAAAACCGGCTCCTTCACTACTAAAACTTACCGCAACTTTGAGGGCGCCCCAACATTTGAAAGAGTTACTTCTATCAAAAATCTTCAGCCTTCATACCGAAGGAACCAAAAGGTGCGCTTCCGAACATTTGTACGAGATAAGAATTGGAGTCCCACCATTTATACGGTGGCCACTAACGTTAATCCTACGGAAATTATTGAAAGTGCGTCTTATCGTATTTTGCGAATGATTGACAATTATGAGGTGCTTCCATATGGTACTGGAAGTGAGTATTCAACATACTTGTCCTACGACGTAAGCGGCAACTATTTTGATTTAGATATGCTGGAACTGGAGGCCGGATACATGTATGGGATTAAATTCTCTTATTATAATGGTAGTATAGCAACATGGGTCGAGCAACCCGAAACGTTTAAATTTAGGGTTGACGAATAATTAGGATATGAGCTTTAAACATCTTTTTGAAAAAGCGCAAACACTCAAGTCACTTTCCAACCAATCAGCAGATGAGGTTGGATCTGCAATTGAGTCTGCCGAATATCAAAAACAAGATATTATAAAAGAGCGCAGGTTTATTCCTGCGGTCGATTATACAACTGCCTCTAATTTTGCTCGCTATGGCTCAGCTGAGAAATATTATGGTGAATCCCTAGATCGGATTTACAAGACCTATCCATATGATGGCTCCCTTCGCGAACGACTTAAATGGGAAAATGAATCCACAGAGATAGATCTCTATATTCTAAATAACCTTTACCCGCGCCGCACCGGCTATGGCCTGATGTCTGCCGGCGGATGGGGAACCAGAAACGGCTCGCTTGGTAATGGTTATGGTCTCCCCAATACTTTAGAATACATTTATTTTAAGGGCGGCCCGCATCCAAATCCGGATGGTATGTCGCCACTCAACCTTCAGTTTACTGGGTCTAACTTTTATGATACCGGCTCCAACAGAACATCGAATCTTAAATATGATCTGTCTGGTGATGGGGTTACTGTAGAATTCTGGATGAAGAAGGATGCATATGCGTCTTCATTGACCACCAAAGAGGTGATCTTCGACATGTGGAATGGCGCCACTGAGGGATTGGCCCACTATGGACGACTGTCTTTGGCGCTAAATTCCTCAAACGAAGGCGCCGCAGTCTTCACTGCGACCCTGCTTTCGGGATCTGACGGAGTAAGTGAGAGTTCAATCGGTAGTGCGGTCACCATAGCGGACTCAACATGGCACCACTATGCGTTCTCCTTTAAAAATGCCACAGCTGGCATTACTAGCAGAGTCTATATTGATGGGGCTCTCAATCAGGAGTCTACTCTTGGCAGCGACGCCCTTAATGAAGTAACTGGTGCGATGCAGGCCACACTAGGTGCCCTAGCAACCACTCTTGGCGGAGGCGCCCAATACGCAGGCAAGCTCTCTGCGTCTTTAGATGAGTTCCGATACTGGAAAACTCAGCGAAGTAGCCAAGATGTTGGCCGCTTCTGGTTTACACAAGTTGGCGGTGGTGTTAACTCTGATCCACAGACATTTAAAGACACTACAGAGGTAGCAAACACTACTTTAGGCGTTTATTATAAATTTAACGAGGGCATTACTGGCACGAGTTCGATTGACAACAATGTTTTGGATTATTCTGGCCGTGTATCAAACGGAGCCTGGACTGGGTATACTAGCGACTCACGTAACACTGGCTCGGCCATCATTTCTTCAAGCGCTGCGATTAAAGAATTTGAAGATCCGATTATTTATTCCTTTGATCCCGCGGTGGTTGCTCTTCGAGCAGGCCTTATTCAGTCTGGTTCTGACCATGATGCCTCAAATGCTGCCTCTATCTATAAATCCATCCCTGCCTGGATAACAGAAGAGGATGTCGAGCGTGGATCTCAACTTCATAACGTAACTCAGATCATGGCGAGCTATCTGGATACTCTTCATCTACAGATCGAGTCACTAAATAAACTCAAGGATATCAACTATGTAAGTGGCTCAGACAAGGTTAGTGTTTTTTCAGAACGACTTCTTATGTCTACGGGTCTTGTGTCTCCGGAACTGTTTGTTGACGCGACAGTACTCGAAAAACTCGGTGACCGCAGCGAAGATCGTGTATTTGAAAAGAATATTACAGAGATTAAGAATCAGATTTATCAGAACATTTACAACAATTTATCCTACATCTATAAGACAAAGGGAACTGAAAAATCATTTAGGAATTTGATTCGATGTTTCGGCATTGATGATGAGCTAATCAAGATCAACATGTATGCTAATAATGCAGAGTTTGATTTTACGACAAACCGAAAAAACCAGTCATATGGTAAAAAGTATGTCAACTTTAATTCCATTCGTAGCATGGATGCTAACGTTTTCCAGTTCCGCGACCCGGGCGATGCCACAAACACTTATGGTTTTATTTCTTCGAGCACCAATTTAACTGGCGGGTTTGCCTTTACCATGGAGGCAGACGTTCTATTTCCTGAGAAGTTTGATCAAAGTCACGACTTCTACCAGGACACAAATATCATTTCGTGCTCTCTCTTTGGTGTACACGCCACGACAGCACAGTCGTCAGACACCGCCGGCTCAGAAAACGCTCAGACAGATACAGCATTTCCCACAGATGATGCAACAAACTTCCAGGTTTATGCTGTTAGGGAAACAAAGGACTCTCCTAATGTCACCTTTATCCTGAAGAGTAGCGCCGGCGGCAAGGTACCAACTCTTACGAGTTCGATGTATTATGATGTTTATGATAATAACCAGTGGAACTTTGCTGTTAAGATTAGCCCCTCTCGTTATCCTTGGACAGCATATGTGCCTACCGCGCCCATAGCTGACTATGATATTGAATTCCAAGGAGTCAATGTTGACGCTGGTGTGGTTGTTAATAGCTTCAATGTGACAGGCACGGCAACCGCCCCTGGAGCAGCCTTTATAACTGGTTCTCGTCGAGCATTCGTTGGCGCCCACCGCACGAACATGACAGGGACTGTCCTTCAGCGCTGTGATGCTAAGATTGGCTCGTGCCGATTGTGGCTCGACAAGCTCAGCCAGGAGACAATCAAAGCTCACGCCCTCGACCCCACCAATTATGGTCTCGCTGACACAGGGCTCTATGCGTTCCCATTCCAAGCCACCGCTAGCTACGGTGACCTTCCACGTATCAACACATTAATGTTGAACTGGGACTTCAACCAGAATACCGGATCCTCTGCTGCCGGCAGCTTCCGCGTCGCTGATTTGTCTTCTGGTTCTGCAACTATGGCATCAACTAGGAACGATTGGCTTGGAAACATACTTTATTATCAGCACCCAGGTTCTGGTTCGAACTTTTCCGCTAGTACCAGCACTGTTGTTGACAAGGAATATGTGGTGGCATCCAAGCAGAATCTGCCCGAATCTCTAGAGTCATCGGACATGATCACAGTCCTGTCGCAACAGGATCAGGTTGAGTTCACGCGTGACTCACGGCCACTTAACTATTTCTTGGCGTTTGAGAAGAGTATGCAACAGTCAATTTCTGATCAGATGATCAATTACTTTGCAACTCTTACAGACTTAAACACCATTATAGGCGCCCCGGTTAATCGTTATAGAGGCGAGTACAAGGGACTTAAGCTCTTGCGTCAACGCTTCTTTGAAGGCGTCTCCAATAGCGAGATAGACTTTGAAAAGTTCTTTGAGTATTATAAATGGATCGATGGAGCCCTCAGCGTTCTCCTCGGACAGTTGGCTCCTATTTCGTTGGATTTTGATCCCAACATTCGAACTTTGATTGAAAGTCACATTTTAGAGAGGAGTAAATATCAGAACAAGTTCCCGTTCTTGGCCCAGTCCGATCCAGATATAACAGGATCAATTGGAACTGTCGCCACGCCAATTACTGTTAACTCTATTATCAATGACGCTCAGGGCACTGGCATTGAATCAGCACAGGCGCCTACAAAACGAGTTACTGGCATGCCAAATACTTCGGTGCTTAATAGTTGGAAATATGACCATGCCCCCTTGGGATCTACAACCCCCACTCCCCTTTCTTTGCTTTTCGACGGCACCGATGAATATGTGGATATTGGGAATGGCGCTAGCGTCTGGGAGCCTCTCATAGGAGGTGCCGGAGATGCTGCAAAACCATATAGTGTTTCTTTTTGGTATAAGCGCGGAGGCTCTTTGTCGACTCCAGCAAACCCATATTTGTATTCTTTCGGTACGGGGAAGAGGAGCGTCTTCCTCTATACTACCAGTGATGGATCGATATTGGCCTCAAATTCGTCTAATAACGTAAGTTCTGTCCGCTCATCTGCTGTCGTTGCTGTCGGTGTTTGGACTCACATTACTGTAACATTTGATGGCGATGTCGACACAGGCGAGACAGAATATGGAGTTATTAAAGTTTATATTAATGGAGTTAACAACACTAACCCAGCATATGCCACCCCCGCATCCGCCCCCGAAGCCATCAACAGTGCCGTTTCTACCATAGGAGTTCGCACCGGCTCGCAGGAGGCCGCAGGTAATTACTGCGACTTCGCTGTGTGGGACAAAGAGCTTTCTTCTGCCGAAGTAACCGAAATTTATGGCGGCGGCGATCGAGTTAAATTAAGCACAAGTACTTGCCAATCAAATCTCTTATCGTGGTGGAAACTGGGCAATGGTTTGGACGACACTTATACCGGCGCCGGCGCTTTAGCCGATGAAGTCGGCGGTCGCGACGGGACTCCTACGAACTTTGATTCGGCGTCAGATATTGAGGCTGACTCACCTGACTTTATTGCCAACTATAATGGCCCCGCCCAGAACAGTAAATCAGTTTGGTGGCAGAACCGGGCTGGGAGAGATCTGCCAGCCTTTGCTACTCCTGACAATGTTGATGCCGACAGAGAGGTCCTCCTTAACGCCATCAAGTCTTCCAACAACCGAACCCTAGGGCGCCCCTACCGATTCAGCGGAGGAGGCTCTGTGGTTCTAGGAGGCGTTGCTAGACACCCAAGCCAGCGCAAGGGTGTCGTGTATGAGGCGACGGCGCCAGCGGGCCCCACAGTGGGTCAGGGAACCTATGGCGCGGTACCAAGCGATATCATGGTCGCCAAGTCTGCAGACGTAGAGAGTCTGATAAGCTCATCAGATGAGTACTTCCCATCTCAGAAAGTTCGTTATGGATTTGGAATGGGAGTCCAGTCAGCAAGTTATGAAGTGTATGAGAGAGACGCCGACGGCGCCACGGTTGCACCCTTTAGTCTGTACAGCTCATCTATTAGTGATGCTCTATCAAGCGAGATGTCGAACTTTACTGGCAGTACAATCATCACTAACATGCATGCTGACCTTGCCTCAGATCAGACAGATGTTCCAATGCAGGGGCCCTTTACTGAGAAGTTTGTTGGAGGCCGACAGCACCGTCATATTGAACTGAACCAATCTGGATCCCCCGACAGTATTTCCGATCCGCTCACCATGGCCAACAACTTCAATGGCCTTGACAGCCGCGTGAATCGCCCTGAAGGCTTCCGAGTGCAAATGGGCTACGAGTTCACGGGCTCCAACACCGGAAGCCCCTGGAAGGCATCCTCGGGCCATCTACAGGTGGTCTCGCCGCAGTATCCTGAGTTGGACACAGCTGGCGGCACTACAAACCTTTATGACAGACCCAAAGCAAACCTGCCGCGAGGAGAACATGCCAAGCGCCCCATAAACATCAAGAACATTCTCATGACCACGGCGTCTTTGAGCCAGTCTATGTCCGGGACAATCGATCACAATCGAATTGGTAACTACACGAAGAACTACGAAGTCATTCAAACCGCGGGAAGGTCGCAGAACGATCCTTATTTCCGTGAGGGGACATTTACGTTTGCTCCCAATCCGGAAACTCCTGCCACCCGCGGCCGCACTGTTCTTATGGATCCGCCTACCAAGAGTATATATTTCGATGGGTCGGATGACTATGCCACGTTTGGGACCGTCGCCGCATGGGAACCGATCGTCGGCGGCGGCGTTGCCAGCCAAAAAGCCTTTACTGTTTCAATGTGGATTAAACCAACTACTGCCTTTGTGAATGGTGAATACATTTGGACTTTCGGCGTCTACGGTACCGGCTTCCGGCGCCTTATATATTATGGTACCACTGGGAAGCTGGAATGCACTACCGGCGCGGCCAACTTCGCCCGGACGACCTCTAATGTGGTCGCTCTGAATACTTGGCATCATGTAGTGGTTACATTCGCCGGCGGGGCCCTTGCGGTGCCTCAAATTTATGTGGATGGGACGTTGGCGTCAACCTCGACCGCGAATTCCACCCCAGGCGCCGCTCTTTCCACTCATGGTTTTACTCTTTCGGCAAACGGTGGCGGTCTGGGCACGGCCGATGGCGAGCACTATATGTGCGACCCGGCCGTCTGGGGTCGAGCGCTAAGTGCGGCAGAAGTTACCACATTGTATGGAGAAGGGCGCCGTATTAACATAGTAGAGCTGGTAGGCGATGGCCTTGTTTCTTGGTGGCCTCTGGGCGACGGAAAAGCAATCCTTGGGGATGCTGTCGATACATATAACGGCACAATTCACAGCGCCAACTCTTCTTCATGGGACGGTACGGCGACCAACTTGGCGTCAACTGCGATAACGACAGATAGTCCCATGGTTGGCGGCTGGGGGCCAACAACAAACCCAAGTGGCACCCTTGATTATGCACTCCCAATTCGAACAGGCTCCAACTCAAACCAAACGGTAATTGTTAATCGATTCAGTGCCCCGGGCGGCTATGATGTATCATCTCAGGGTTATATGGACCCTGCGCATGAAGAGTTCTCGGTTTATAACGCTCTTCCTTATCGCAATCGGACTGTCATTGACTATGGCATACCCACGAGCGCCAGCGCCCCAGCTTCAGCATCTATCGTTGCTCCCTTGGATCAGATTGACCACCCACGTGGGTTAAATCAGCTTTCGACACTTCATTGCGGTCCCTTCGGCGCCGACTCAGCATTTGGCGAGTTATCTTTGTCAGCTTCTCAGGCCGGCAACAGCGATGGCATCCTTGGCGATGGCATTGTTACTTCTGCTAGTTTTCACAAGACACAAAGGAATACAAAAAAGAGGCTCAAATTTACTCAGGAAACTAGATCGTTATGGTTCAACAACGCCGACAGCGATCAGCTCAAACTAGGCGGCTGGAACAGTGCAGCTTGGAGCAATCTTATCGGCGGCGCCGGCTCGAACGCTGAATCCTTTAGTGTTTCCTTTTGGATCCTGTGCACCGATACCACCGTCGCCAACGGCCAATCGATTATTGGTGACGGCACCAGTAGTGGCAATAATAAGCGCGCCATATACTTGTTTAATAGCGATGATACTATTCGCTTTGGTATAAACGGCACTCAGGACGGCGTCGTGAAGAGTTCAGCCATAACTCAGGATAGGTGGCATCACGTAGTTTGTACTTTTGCCGGCGGAGATCCCGGGGGTTCTGGCACCGACGACTATATGAACATATATCTTGATGGAGCCCTAGATACCACTGTTGTACAACAACTTAATGGTCCCACGGACATATATACCGGCACCACCGGCAATATATGGCTGGGATATTTTGCTAACGGTGTAGACCCGATCGCCTCGTCCGGCTACTTCCAGGGCAACCTAAGCAATCTTGCAATATGGGATGTTGAGCTAAGTGCCGCTGAAGTATCACGAATCTATAATCATCACCAACTGTATGATTTGAGCAAAATGAAAATTGATAATCTTGCGGTTTGGTGGCGATTCTCCGACAGCAGCATATGGAAAAAACCAGACGATGGCGTGATAAATCATCGGGATTCCTTTAACATATATAACGTGGCACCGAAGGCGGCGAAGTTCTTTAATGCCGGCGTCGGTTGCGATCTCATAGCGGCCGACGGTTTTGATGGCTACGGCACCTATCAATCTTTGATTCCGGCTTCTCCGTCGACGTGGCCCATCGTCACCGGCTCTCTATATGACAACCTCTTTGAGCAACATGGTGTTCCCAATGCTGATCGAAACTACGCGTGGGTTACAGCATCTCTGGAAGCAGATGTTCCGTTTTATGGGTTTGATCAGAAGATCCCAGCACCTGGACAGACAGACACACCGTGGTATATTGGAAATAAATCTGCAAACTGGAACAGCGCCAACTACGGCCTCGAAGATGCCGACGAATATGCACGTGATAAGTGGAACGCCCTGATTGGTGGTCCCGTCGGTGCAGCCAAGGCTTATAGTTATTCAATGTGGATACGACCTACTACTATGGTTGATTCTATCCCTAAATTCGTATCGTGGGGCGGTTTCGCGCGATATCTAGAAATATACGGAGCGGGCCTCCCTGCTCCCCTTCGAGCATATAACGGCCCAGTTATGGGGGGTAATTATCGAGCAAGTTCAACGAGTTTGAGTGCAGATACTTGGTACCATGTGGTGGTCACGTATGAAGGAGTATATGAGGGAAATCCTCCAAATATTTATATAAACGGGGCTCTGGATAACGGCGCCGGAGCAGCCACCTCGGACCCAGCCGGCTTCGGTGTTTACGGCATGAGCGTCGGCGCCTCGGAGGTCAACACTATGGATTATCGCGGCCATATGTGCGACCTTGCAGTTTGGACAAAAGCATTGTCAGCCGGCGAAGCTTCCACCATCTATAATAACGGAGTTAGGTTTAACCTTAAGGCTTCCAACGCACCAGATCGCTTGGTTGCATGGTGGCCCCTCGGTTCTGATCCGGAAGATATCTCGACCGAAGACGGCCCTCTGGCATTCTATGATGAAGTTAGTCGCCAAAAACTGGTCGGAATTTGGGGGAGTGGACCACCGATAGACTCAAGCGAGGCACCATCGGCGGAACTGCCTCTATATGGCTTTTACAAAAACACTGTACCCAAAGTTCCCGAAATTTCTGCATATGTCGAACCCGGCCTACAATCTACATCTGGCACAATTGTTCCCGGCCTATATCCCTTCCAGGGACGTCCCTCCGGCACCTATGGCGCCGCAGCCGATACTGCCACTTCCATGAATCAGCTTTATGAGCCTCCTTACTCATCACTAATCGATAGCGCAAGTGTCAATATTGCTGGCTTTGCTTATAGTCCGCAAGCAATGCGCTATGCGAACTTGGATACCCATACTTTAGAGCCCCCAGCGTTTCAAGTAAACAGAAAGTCGCTGAGAATAAGTGGCTCCACCCTCGGAATGGACCCCAGCGGACTCCGCGGACAGGGTCCAAACTTTGTATGCGGTGAAAAAAAGCAGTGGGCGCAATACAATGCTCCGACTGCCTATAGCGCTTCCGCCAATGGTCTCGGAAACTCAGTTGGCCCTAACTCGGCTTGGACCGTATCCACTTGGTTTAAAATCCTTTATAGTGGCTCCTTTGCGAACGCCGCTGGCGAAACCGGCTCCCATGCGACGGCCTCGGCCGGCCAGACCTGGCCTGGCAATAGTCAATCCCACGGCGGAGCATTGGACGCCCTTCGCGAATCAGCCCCGGTCATGGCTTTATGGTCCTGGCCAGCCGAGTCCGCGACTGGTCTCTCCTTCAGCCCCCCGGCCCAGCTGCTCTTTTGGCCCCGCGTTCAGCCGGGTACAAACAGCTCTTCCTCGGTCGCCAGTTGGGTACCTGAGTTGGTTATTTCTGGCGGAAACGGCAACATCGGCACAACTGCTCCCGGCACGGATCTCCGCGCCGCAGCTACGAAGGCCAGTATGTGGATAACCGCCTCTAGCTGGGATCTCAAAACCGGCGTCGGAGGCCCCTTCCTGCCTCATACTTGGTATCACTTAGCAGTTAGCTATGATGGCACCGATCCCTCTTGTATGCTAGCCGGCGGCTTTAATCGGGATTATAGCGCTGTAAAGATGTATGTTAACGGTGTGTCCATGCTCAACAACGGCCAGATTACATCCGGAGCGCTCCTTAACCCTTCCAGCGGCAATTCTGGATTAACATTTCCGGCTCCCCAAGGCCAAGGCCCTGTAGTGTTAGGTAACGCGGGCAACAACCACATTGGATACCCATTCAATGGGTTAGTCAACGAATTACAGGTTTACAACAAAGCTCTTAGCACCACAGAAGTTACAGAATTGTACAATCGTCGGGGCACCCTTCTAGGCGGTTTCACAGCTGAGTCAAATCTGACCAATTGGTATCGAATGGGCAATGCCGGCTCTCGGGCCACAAATGTGTTTATTGAGGATGTTAAAGGCGGCGCCCATGCCATAAATACTGGCTTGACAGGATCAGATATGATTAACCCGGCCGGCGAAATTGTATCGGACTATCTAGGAGTTTGGGCCCATCCCGTCACCGGCGCTTGGGGCGCCAAGTACGGTTCTGGTTCGAATGAATATCGTTTCATTTCCGGCTCCAGATTAAGCGACTCTTTTGTCACCTTCAATCACGCCATGCTAAATCTTAACGGACCCTATCAGCATCCGTCCTGGAAGCAGGTGCGAACAGAAGAACATCCCGTCGCTCGAAGACTTCGAAGGGCTAACCGAATTTCCATAGCGGACCCCCCGCCTATGGTGCCACAATTTGTGGCCGGCGGAACAAATGCTATTAATTTCCTCCGCGCGAAGTCTTCTAATACATCTATAGATTATGTTGAGCAGCCTATAGATACTAGATATAGGCCTTTTGTTGCTGCATTCGAGGACAGGTCAGAATCCCCAGATCGAGGGAACAATGTATCGCTTCAGGTCTCTTATGGTAATAATATTGGTTACTTCTCTAATAATGGTCTCAACAACAGACTGAGCCTCCGGCCTGACACTCGAAGCAATCAGGCGTTTAACGAAGTACAAGACTATATTGACAAAACGGGCGACGCAGATATAGCAGTTTATGCATCATATGGCGAACGCGTCTATCCTCGATCCGTAAATGCATATCAGACCCGCGTACGCACCCGGGCCGACTATTCCACAGAAAACGTTTGGAATAAAAGCCGTGTCCTTCGTTCTGGAAAATTTCTCAATTCACAGGGAATGATAGATTATTCGATGCCCAACGCACCCGCTACGGGCACGGTACTCAGCGCTTTCGAAAATCTTCTTGGGTATGTTTATAATAGTTATTTGGGTGCCAAGGCCACTACTGTGATGGCCATGGATCCTTCCCCGTGGCCTCTCGACGCTCCACAGAAATATACCCTTCTAACGTCCTCGACGGGCCTTGGTAGTGGTACGTACAGCCCAGTCGTCGGTCAACCCGGACAAAACACGGCGTCTATTGCACAAGTGGTTTCCGGAGCCCTTCCAGCCATTATCACAGGATCGGTACCATTCGCTCTCTTTTCCGGAGAAAACCAACTCGGAAAAGATGTCAGCTCTTTGACTGAGAACATGATTCTGGCAGGGACTGGTTCCGGCGGAGGCGAACTTCAAAATACCTACAGCTATTTCTTTAGCGCTATGGCGGGGGGGTCCATCTTCACTGCTATGTCTAACTCCTGCCGACCAGCGGCTAGTTACATACGACCTCTCCCGGAAACGCCGGCCCGAATTCAGGGAACCTACCCGCTGGCGACCGCGCAACTCGTCCCAGCTAACTATACTTTGATGGGATTTCATCCTTGGGTTGCCCCCCTTCAAGAAGACCTAGACCCATATAGGCCCTATCAAGATTATGCAGAGAATCTTCGACTTGCCGGAAAAGACTGTTCGATCGTACCGGAGTATAGAATCAGCGAACATCTAGAAACTTATTTGGGCAATGAATTCACCGAGCCCGCGACTGATGGTTTTTTGGCAAAACTAGGAAACTTACTAGACTTAACTGGGTCTTCTCTTGATTCTTCAACTAAAGATTTCTATAGTGTTTACGCAACCACAGATTTCTTAGAATTGTTTAGGGTGGTCGACAACGATCTCCGCGGACCACGCGGAAAATCAGAAGACGATAATATTGTTCGACATGGAACCACCCTGCAGGCAACTGCTTTTACTTCTTTCCTCCCGTATAAGGGCTTCTATCCTGCTGAAAGAACTGTTAAGCTTTCATCATATTTTTCCCAATCAATGGGTTCGTTATTGCCCGGCACAAGAAGTTCGCCCGACTTCGCGGACGCCCGCGGCGGAACCGTCGCCCCGGCAGCGACGCCGAATGAAACACTGTCTAGGATTTTGCTCGAACCTTTATTCTCTCCCGGAATTCTTTTTAACACAATTAAATCGGGAATTGCGGTTGGCAACTATGTTATTCGTAATACCGCCTCCAACCCGGGCGATCTCAAACAGGCACAATATTGTGATTCTTATGAGTTTGCTGCCCTCGGCGCTCTAGGTATCGCAGCCAAACGACCGGGCAGCGAGACTTTTGGTGCCGCATCAGTGTCGGCCTCCGCCTGGGCCAGCGCCGGCGAAACGCCGAACCAACAACATTGGGGAATCCTCGAAGGATACTCGGAGTTCAATTTCAATTCGTCAGCGTCATATCAGTCGTCGTCAGTTAACTCGGCTTCCTTTGCTTGTCTTAATGTGGGCCATAGCGCTAGCGCCGGGATCAAGGCTTTCATGCCGGTCAGATACCGCGCGCAGGCCCGCGACGACTATAACACTCTTTGGACCAGCGCGACAGGTTCGCGATTTGGATATTATCTACAAAAGATACCATTCGACGCCATTCGGCGCCCTCAGGACTACTTGTCGGCAAGAGCATTAGCATCTGGTTCTGACGTTGCGGAGGCCCCCGATTGGTTAGGCGGAGTTCTTGCGAATACTGCCTCCTCCACGGCAGCAGAGCCCGAAGGAGGCCTAGGCGCTGGCTGGCTATATGACACGGGAGTGTCGATGAGTTCGAGCATTGCTGCGTCTGTTCGTGTACCCCAGTCACTATTTGGCTTCTCCAGTCCTTCCGGCGGATACGACGCCTCCGGTTCACTCTACGACACCATGATGGTCGGTACCCTCAAAAATCAATCCCAGAATAAGATTCGCTGGAATGGGAATGTAATTAATCCTATTTACAACTTGGCAATTGATAACTTCTTATGTGAGACGGTTAACTTTTTCCAAGATGGTCTGACAAGTTTTGTGTCGAAGGAAGAAGAAGCGTTCAAGCCAGTTAAGAAAAACAAGTATTATGGCATGCGGGTTTTGCTTGAACGCTCTGCAGATGATGTCGGAAACCCAACATTTGGAATGTACAGTCGCGCCAGCGCATTTGGAACTCCCCTAGCACTTTCAGGAAGTAGGGGCTCCGGTATCACTTTCTCGCACTTGACACCGCCTTATTATAACGGGGCAGCCTATGCCGATATCGTATTTCAGGCGCCATATAGTGATCGCCCAGCGTTGCAGGATATTGTTTCAAAAGCCAATGTTGTTTACAGCCGACGTATTGAAAGTAATCTACAATTAAGCCCCTCGGGCACCCAGGCCAGCGCGAGTTGTATAGGGTTTGTCACAGGTTCTGATTTAAAGAGAGATCATGATTATGTTCAGATGCAACTAAGTGCAAGTGTTAATATTTTTGATAAGATTTTAGCAATCCCAGAGGGAACAAATCAACAGAAAGTTCAATGGGTTATTCAAACAAAATTCGAAACTCCTATGTTTGATTTTTATGATACCCCCTGTTTGCCTCATCCCACTTCTTCCGCCCACCGCAGGGCCACCGCGGGCCCGATTGATGTCACATCGTCCACAGCTCCCTTCCAGATTCGTGGCATGTGGCACCAGTATGGTCGTGTACCGGAGGCAAACAAGGGAGTATTCCTGGGGGTTCAAGATCTGCCCGAAACATACTACTCAGATCAACTTGGTCAAGAAATTCAGGTTGAATCCTTGCGAGATATTGTGGGATTCGGAAGTGGTGAAAGTAAAAGGGTTGGAGAGTTGTCCACTAGCAAGACGGTGCGAGAAGCCGTTCTCGTGGTGCCCTTCCGCATTGCTCGTGGAGAAAGGGAATTTATAAAGCTGCCTCCCACCAGCATCTTCGAACGATCTTCTGCGTTGGCGGAAAGAGCTCGCAGCCGAGAACGAATGCAAAGGGTAGATTTCTGGGAAGAGCATCTCGGCCGATACAATCGACAAGTCGAACTCTTGGAGCGTTACATCTTGCCTCCCACTCTTGACTTTCTCATTAACAGGTCAGTTCGTCCGATCTTTTTTGATGCCTTCGAGTTTACAGAAACATTTTCCTCGAAGGATTTGCAAAACATGTGGCAAAACCTGCCGCCCGAGAGCAACCAGAAGATGCGAAGACAAAGCAGCACGATCAATATATCTGATTTCTTCACAGATCAAATCTTTGGCAGAACAGATATACAGTGGCTTGTATTTAAAGTGAAACAACGCGCCACAAAGGATTACGATATTCTTTCCAAGCGTGGTCTCACAAAGGATATACCTCTTGTGCCTTCATCAATTGAATCTCCCTACAGCTTCAACTGGCCATATGATTATTTCTCTCTAGTAGAACTACTTAAAATTGACGAGAACGTGGAGTACGTGTCCAGGGGTGCGGGTGCAACCCCGTGGGAGGATCCTCCCCCGCCACCGCGCCTAGGCGCATCCCCTGGTTCGGATACTACTGGACAATCTCGGTTCGTTGGAGACTATACGGAGGCAGAGGCGACAGCGGTTTTAAATGATTTAAACAATAACCAGGAAAGCTGAGAAGGGTAATGGAATTTTTTAACAAAAAAGAAGAAGTTTTAGATGTTCAGCTGACCGAATACGGCAAGTACTTACTTTCGCAAGGTCGCCTCCATCCTGCCTTTTATGCTTTTTACGATGAAGAAATTCTTTATGATGTGTCCAAAGTTGCATCCTCCAACGAGGGGGTAAGAGTAGAGTCACCTAAAGATGCCGATCGTCGAATTCGTTATGAAACCCCCAACCTTAAGCCCCAGTCTAATACTACTGGCGTCGAGACTCGGGTACGACAGTTTCAAAAGGCTGTTGAATCAAATATGAATAAAAAAGGAGTGACAGCCAACTCGATAAATTTTGCCGATGCGTTTGACAAGGTGCCCCAATTCGACCAGAAATTCTTCATAGCCTCTGATCCTCTCGGAACCAGCGCTCTCATTTCCCAGTACGCACCAGCATGGGGAGTAAATTTGCTGAGCAATGAAGTCTCTTCCAGTCAAGATTACTATACAGTTAATTTGACAAGCAGCGCCGCCGCAACGAATAACGGAGTAATTAAAGAAATCCCCCAGATTGAGATAGTCATGGACTACAATCTTTTTTATACAACAGACTTTCAGAGCAAAAATAAGATGACGGTCATGACAAATGCTAATAACGAGGGAATTAACGTTGCGGTCAAAGAAGATTATATCTTAATTGATTTGCAGGAACATAACACTAACTACGAAAAGGAAAATTTTTATTGTGAGGTATATGTTTCCGGTTCAGATGAGGGCCTTCAGCAACTAAAGTATCAGGACCAACTCCTCGGCGCTGCCACAAAAGATGATGTAGAATATTTTTTGAATTTCTTGTGCGATTTCGATGTTCCCATTGATACTGCAATATTATATGGTATCAACGAACGGGCCATTACTCATAATGAAGGCCTAACCCCCGGGAAGACAGAGGGGACGATTGCAAGCATTCACCGCGCGGAACTTGAGGGCGATATATATGGCCCGCGCCCCGACGCACCGGCGATCGACTTGGGCGATGATTTGGATATTCCAGATGAAGGTGAGGAGCCCTGCGACTGATGGGAAATATAGCAACCAAAGCATTCGAGTCCCCCATTCCGTTGCCGCTGGTTAAGAGCGTAGAAATACTGGGAACGGCCGACGACACAACCATGGCTCAGCTCAAGATAAATCTGAGTCTTCAGTCTATCGCAAAAGAAGATGGTCGTCCGTTTGGGCTTTTTGTGGCCCTCATTAATGATGAAAGTGTAGTCAACAACCTCAAAGATAAAGAGTCCGCGCTTCGTTATGAGATCGCCAACCAAAACAGCCCAGCTACGAAATCGAGTATGATTAAGAAGTATATTGGGATTGAGGATTTTGTTACAGACGGAACAATAAAACACGTCACCAACAAGGATACTGGCGCCGGCGTTGTTACCCGCGAAGTGCCAATAAATGTAGACATATACTTAACTGAAGAGCAAGATCTCTGGCTTTATTGTGTAGCGTATGAGTTGGATAGCGAAAGCTCCGACCTCAACAAAGCCGCCATCCCGCGGTCTAAGAGGTTTCAAGTGAGCTCTCCGGTTATTGAGACAATCATGACTCGCGGTAAGGCAAGTTCCACTACCTATCTGTTCACTTTAGCCGCATCATCCGAGGAGGTGGGAGAAAGGGGAGATGTTTGGCCAGGCCCAGTACATCGCCAGGGCGCCGATTACTATGCTGGTCAAAGACCCGGCGAGGGTGGTCGATCGCCCAAACTGATTCGCACGTTGGTCAGCAACCAAAAGGTCCGTGATTTGCGCTTGCTAAAAGCTGTTGAGAGTTTAAATTTAAATAACTTTGTATCTAACGCGGAAAACGTCAACAAGACTAATAGGCGGAATTTCGAGAGATTCCGTCAAACTGTTGGAAAAAGATATTTTTCGCGCCTTCATTATTCGCGCACTACTTCTGGCGAATTTAAATTATGGCTTGCAATGGATTATGATGCTTTTATTAATGATCACTGTAGGTTAGCAAATGTTTTTACGAATAAAGCATCCCTTCGGTCTTGTTACTCCGTGAGCAATATCACCGTCTTTAGACACAAAAGATCGCGCCCCGACGAAGGATCAAAACTCGCCAGCCAATTAACAGCAGAAGACCAATCTAAAACGTTTGAATCTCCGGTTGCTATTGCAGATCTCCAAAAGGGCAATATTGTTCCTTTTGATACGGCTAACGATAATTTTGTAAATTTTCTCATCAACGACACGAAAATGAAAGAGAATGAAATAAACATCTATGAATACACTCTTAATTTTGAATTTGTAGACCACACGGCCGTTGCGATAAGCAATGTAGTCCAGGGGCTCCAGTCATGCCTCACGGAATTTCAGGCGTTTATGTCAAACTTCGAAGGCTTAGGAAAGAAGAACTTTGATATTGAAGAATATTTGAGAGTGAATGCAAAAGTAATTAAGAGCGATGACTCATGGCTTAAGTTAATAAATGAATTTTTATCTTCTATATGGTTTTTGTTTGGTCAAGATGGCTTCGGGGAACAGTCGGCGGAGGTGTGGAAGAAAAATTTGATAACGATGATTAATCCCATGAGTGCCACAGAGTCGTCCATGCAGCGGTTCGTAGAAGTTATCAAGGGATATGTTAATGATCTAGACTACTTGATATCAGCATCCCCGACTGGTCGAAGCGAAGCGAAGTTCAACGCGCGCTCGACGCTCGGCACCACACAAAACCTGATAAAACGGATTGAATACACCCATATTCCTCGACGTGTACTAAAAAATACCGAGAATAGTGTGGGGTTTGATTATTTGGGAGCAGGAACACTTTCCAGCGAGCCGGCCCATGGCTTCCCAACGATTAGTTCTGAAGCATTTATTACGAGAATTAATCGGGAACTTAATAAATATGGAGTGGGAAACCCTAATGTTCCTGAGATCAATAAGTTTGGTTTTTTGTCTCCCTATAATATTTATACTCCTTATGAGGTGCAAAGCGTGGGTAGATCTGGCCTTGAACTCTCAGATGGTCTGGTCATGTTAGATAACAATGTTAATCCAGGCATTAATCTTTTTGCTTCTGATGGCGCCGTCGCAGATCTGGACGTTAAGTTAGCCAAGATGCAAGGGATTCAGGGCTCGGCAGGAATTACTATGCAGCCACTCCGCGAAAACCTTGGTTCTTTTGTTGATTCCCGAAAACGACCGGCCATTGACCAAAAGACCTCCCCCGCACTTGATTATTTTGCACCCTCAGCGTCAGCTGAGATAGGGCCCAACGAAAGCAGGATCAGTGCTAGTTCGGACTCTCCGATCTCCAGTTTACAATTTAATAGGAGCCTCGTTCGAGCCCTAGAGGGCCCTTTATCTGAAAAACTTTTGGATGGTGTCTCGCAGGATTTTAGGCCGCCTAGGCCCACCCGAACCACTTTTATACAAGGCTCGTTAGCGCTTGCCCGGGTGGTACAGAATGCTGTGGAGTTCTTAAATCTTAACTCTTTTGAGAGAGACATAAATTACAATTCCTTGAGGAGAGTGGAATTTTTAGATGGATACGAGAGAAACGATATTCGCCGCCCCAATTGGTCGACCCTTTCACAGGGACGACTAAAGGAAATGGAAGAGTCCGGAGGCACAATTCTTTGTCGCCTGAAGAGGTGTCCCCCTATGACATCCCCGGGAAATTCCTATGAGCTGCCTCCTTTTAATTACTTGTTTACTATCGGACAAGATTTTCTGGAAAAGCCACAAATGGTGAAGCCTACCTTCAACATGCGACAGAGATCCTATCATCGGCGCCTACAGAGCTTAGACAAAAGCCCAGTTATTAATATCAACCGCCCTGAGGCAGACTACGGCGCCGAATACTACAGCTCTCCGGGTATGGTATTCGCGACATTTATACCCCCCAAGCCGGCCCTTACGGCTGTTCAAATCGCTCAAAACGAGTGGGATGCTAAGAGAAAAGCCTGGAGAGGCCGCGGCTGGAATTGGCGCCGCTCAAAAGCAGATCGAAGGTTTGTGAAACTTTATGGTCGGCGCCCAACGGGACTTTCTGAGGTTGGCGCGGAGATGGACGAATAAAATGAGTGCATATCAAAATGATATCCTTTTGGTTGATACGAACGCTATAGGAATCCGCTCGCGTTATGGAAAACAAGAGGGTGACTATTATTTACACCCGCTTGTTCGGGATTCCTGGGGAACCGCGGATAAATTCCGAGGAGCCCAAGGGTATTATTTTGCCAAAAACGCGAATTCGCAATATCCATATATGGTTAATCTTTCTAAATTGGCTCGCACCGTTCCGCGACCGCTCAGCATGATACTGGGAGGGCGGTTCACAAACTCCTCTTTTACTGTGACAGCAGACGCCCAAGGGTGGTCTCGGGCCAGCCGCGGAAGTGGTGAAACAAGGAAGAAACTGCACAGTTATTTATTAAAGCCGAAGACCGGCGCGACTTCTGGAGATCCTAACTTTTATCAATACATGGCCGGTAATATTGGTAAAACTTCTTATTATCAACACTACTATAGGAATTTTAATGGAAACGAAGTCGAAATATCCCCCGTTGTGAATGTGGGCGTCGAATACTCTGATCACGTTACTTTGTATCGCAGCCCGCCCAAAAATCAAGCTGCCCTAGATAAAAGTAATTATAATGTAGCAGTTAACTCATTTTATAATTTCTATCTTGATACGAGTCCTCCCTATGAATCGGTTGTATCCAAAGCTGGCCGCGGCGTGGAACTTCTATTGCCCAACCTGTATATGTTAGAATCAGATATTGTGAACACTGCCAGCGTAAACTACACAGATCAGCTTACCTTAAATCAAATTGGTGCTGAAGAAGACGGCCCCCAAATGGATGTATGGTTCTTAGATCAGACCCAAGCCAGTCCAGAATCCGGAAAGGCATATTTCCAACAATTCTCAAAGATCCTAGACACAGTGACTCTAAATGGGGCGCTTAAAGGTATTAAGGACACTTTCGAAGCTCGGTTTAAGAACATCGCGATCCTCTATCCTGATTTGGATATTTTAAAGAAATATAATGTTCGTGACGACCGGGGCACCCCTAACGATACCTCTGATGATATCAAGTCGACTGCGTTTTATCCTTTCTATAATGAGGTAATCATCGGGTTTGATCGGGACGATGTGTTGGGGGTTGATGCTACCCCGGGGGCCCAATCTTTCTTTACGTCTTTGTTCGCTTCCAAGTTAGATGCCGATCACGTACGCAGTTTTATTGTTTTTCTGCAACTATACATTATGGAAAATATGCGCACAGGAGACGACGTCTTCGATACAGGATACGAGAGCTTTACAAGGAAAGCTGTTGACGCTTCTGGGCGTCGCGACCGAGAGATAGCCTCTATGAGCGGCATGAGTGAGGTCGTTTGTGACATAGACCATTTCCTAGAAGCCTTAAAAAATAGAGAATTGGATTATCTTCTTGATGTATATAACGAATCTAAGGAAGAAATGGCTGAGGACTCCAACTATACAGTTCTGCGCGAATGGGAAAAAGAAGAATTGTTCAAAATAAATATTAAAGATGCAGTTAAGGTGGCAAACAGTCGAGAACTTGAGGATGCCCTCGACGACCGCCTCCGCAGTCTGAAAGAGGTCTTCCAAAACAAGCCCTCTCCCGGAGAGACCTTAATGTATCTAATAGAAAAGAGAGAGGTCATCCCCGGCAGGGAAACTCCGAGCCCGATAATTCAGACCATTATGGTATCTAAGGACGTGGTCTACGGCGATCTGATTCGATACCTAGATACACAGGTGCGTTATGGGGTTCGATATTCGTACGACGTAAAACAGGTTCGCATGATATTCGGTAACAACTACTCCTATGACGGTATTAGTTTTGACTTCGGCGCCAAGAAAATCGGCCAAGGGAAAGCGATCGGAAATGCCCTAGGCTTCTACAACGATCAAGCCGTTGGTACCCTGGCGACAACAGTTAACGGCCTCGACGCAACACAGGAATATGAGTACCTAAAGCCGGGTACAGAGCAGATTCCTGCCTCAGTTCAGCAGGGCCATTTTATATTTAAATTGCCTGCAGCAAGCTCTAATGCGCTCGTCGCGGACCGAAAAGTGCCGGCCAACCGAGCTAGCGCCAAAAACTCTTCGTTGGGTAGATATTATCAATCAATCCGCGCAAAGAGTATTGACCTTTCCGGGCTGACTGTAGAACTCCATGCGGGTTATGGTACAAACGGCGCCGGCGATGGAGGAATGACTGCATATGCAATCACCATACCAGAAGTTGAAACAAATCCCTCTGGGGTCTCCACGCAAGCCTTCGTCGATGCGCCCCCTAACGAACAAGATCCAATCACTCTTTACCAGCAGGCCATCAATATCATGACAGGCGACAGCTCCGGAGGCCAAGGAGATTTGGACTCCACTATTAACGAAATCGTTACTAAACTTGAGCGGCTTTTGGAAGAGGGCAACCAGGCTAGCGTTAATGGTTCTTTGGCTCATATGCGCCAGTCGCGAGACGGACTAACTCCGATAGCCCAAGGTTCCGGCCAAAGCTCGGTCGGCGCCACTGATAGTCGATCTTTAGCGGCTCGCCAAATCTATAATACGATCGACAACAAGGTGAGAGAGTTGATGCAGGTGGTGGTGCCGTTTGCCCCAGAGCGTAAAAATACCGACTTAACCAACCCTCTTCTAAAAGAGATATTGGGAACGTCCAATCGAGAGCAGCGGTCGAGTACTGCCACTACGTTTACCGGCGGCAAAGGCAAGCGCGGCAATAAAATGCAGTTTGGGAAGTAATAGAAAATGGCAATTAAATCAATTAATTGGTATCTGGACATCGAAGAATATTTTGATGGCAGGCACTATAATTCATTTTCCGCAGGACCCATCGCGCGTGCGTGGGATGACGAGGGAGACACAACTGGCAAGTATATGACGCTCCAAGCCTTGGTAGATGAAATTAATGAGCTTTTTGAGGAATCATGGGATGATGGCGACGGTCAGACTGAAAACTTATACGAGGTCGTACCTACCCTGATTCCGTCCTCTGAGACTTATAGTCCACCAACTGCCGGGCAGGCCACCATTAGATTTGAGTTCCGGCGAACCTATCCTATCCGCCCTCCGCAAGAGGCGGCTCTTCATAAGTTTAAGATTGCTCTTCGCTCCGGACCCCATGGATCAGCCACGTTCCAGCCCGAAGAGCCAAAGTACCCGGCCGCAACGATCACCTACAGTAATGATAATAGTGTGAGAGCAACCACTCTGCCATATTGGTCTCAAACCACTATGATTACTGATAAGCCTCCTATCGCCCCGGATGTGGTGTTCGTACCATTTATGGGGATAAGCAATAAAATTTTGCTATTACTTGATGGAAACATGGGGAATTTAGATCTGGCGCCCGTTATTATTAAAGACGCGGACACAACGTTTTTAATTGAGGAGTTGTATTCTCAACTTAAAGTCTCGGTTTCACACCAGTCTGTGCGCGCATTTCTAGAAGAAACGCCGGTTACTCTGAATTATAAAAGCGACGACCCAATAACTACATATCAGATCTTTAGGACCACAAACAAACCAACTTCTTATGCAGATTTTAATACAGAGAATAATCCGATTGCCACTGTAAGTGAAATGATAGCGCCCAACAAGCCCTCGGCACCGGCAACATATATCAGTTCAATTAGTCCGAATGTGAAGTATTATTATTGCGTACGTGGTATTGATATTCATGGTAACATCTCTAACCCCACAGAGATATTTCAGATTGAGATGGTTGATAATAATGGTCAAATATCTTATATTCTGAGCGTTGTAGACATGAGCGAACCCGCCCCCAAAACGATTAAGCTGCCCGGGCGACGCTTTCTTTATATAGCACCAGCACTACAACAAGCTGTCTTCAATCGGACCGCTTTTAACGAGACAAATGAAGTGAAGGAAAAACCACAAAATATAAAATTAACTGATTTACCGCCTTCAAATGTGTTAGGATATATAGAGGAAGACGGAGAATCCGTCTGGCAGAAGAAATTTAAAATTAGAGTGACCAGTGCCAAAACTGGAAAGAAGTTCGATCTGAACATTACAGTGAAAAATACGGGAGTTACTAATCCGTAGGAACAATTAGTATTTCGTAACTATTTAATAGGAGAGGAAAAGATATGGGATTCTTGCAAAACGATGGCGACATCATACTTGATGCCGTTTTAACTGATACCGGAAGGATGAGGCTAGCCAAGGGAGATGGCAGTTTCAAAATTTCTAAGTTCGCCTTAGGCGATGATGAGATGGACTACGGGCTCTACGATAAAAACAACACTAGCGGCTCCGCGTATTATGATTTGACACTGCTTCAAACTCCCGTCTTAGAAGCATTTACCAACAACACGTCGACAATGAAGTCGAAGTTGATATCCATTAACCGCAACGATATTTTATATCTACCGGTTCTTGAACTTTATACGACAGCTGGGAAAGGCTCTGCGAAGAATGCAAATGGTGCCTTTAACGTTGCCGTTGATAAGAACACCGTGGATACCTTGGTAACGCCGGGTACTGGTATTCTCAACGGGTTTAAGCCAAATGACGATGTTTCCCGCGTCGAGGTACACCAGGGGCTTGATACGACAGAGCTTTCCAATGAGGAGCCTCTAGCACGTGATCTTGTGGAAGTGGCGTATATCGTTGAGGTTGATAATCGCTTCGGCTCCATATTCCCTCCCCCCAGCGGTGTCTCCAACACAGTTCTCGAAACAGACACTCAGAGCCCTGCTGCCACCCCCTCCTTTATCGATGACGACAATATCGCTTCTTATTACTTTACACTTCGTAATACTAACGGTTTTGTGGCCAACCTAGGAGGAACAGAAGACTCTTCTATTGCCGGCCCACGCGGCACGAAACTCGGATTTAGAATCATGTCGAGTCTCGAACTTCGCACCAGCGACTATTTATTTACACAGCTGGGTACGCTTGCAACGTCGGCCTTGTCCAACGATGCTGGTACAAACCTTTCATCTGGTAACTATCGTTTCATTGATACGACCGTTCGAGTGACAGGTGTTAACACTGGTTATCGAATTGATATTCCCATTCGATTCGTGAGATCGACCTAAGAAGGATAAAAGATGGCTACCACATTTAAGACTTTACGCTCCAAAGACGTTGTTTCAACGAGGACCATGCTCCACGAAGCGATCCCTATGACGGGAACAATTGTCTCTGGCACGTATAATGACCTCAACATTAAGAACTATTCCCATGGAATTTTCCAATCAGTTTATGATTACCCTTATTTAAGTTCGTCGGCAAATCATATTTTTGATATAACGTTTGGCTTTGCTTCTGGCTCACAGCTTTCTGGCTCTGGGTTTCTCAACAATGCCAAGAAGCAGAATATTTATAACGAGCTTGCCCAGGTTCTTGTTGGCTTCGATGAAACAGGATCAGTTCGTCAGTTTGACGAAGACGGCGACCTTACCGGTGGCACAAAGATTAGGGAAGCGTTCTTCCTGAATTTCACCAGACTGCTTCAGAAGGATGAAATCAAAAAGGGAAGCTTTAGTCTAGAACTTGGGACAACTGCCTCGGTAGCCAACCCATTTGGTGCGCGTGTGGTCTTACAGGATTTGTCAGGCGCCACACAGTATAAGGTAAACTCTCCAGCCGGCGAATATGGAATTCTGTATGCCAACAATGTTGTCGGCGCAAATCTTAAGAACGATGCGCTGATCACCGGCGGAGCAGATGTCCTCACTAGCACAACTGACATTAAGGCCGGCCTGATTTATTATCAGGCTGGAATTGTAGTTATTACTGCTTCTATTTTTTCTGGATCATATAACGGCGCCACGCCGACCAATGTGAAAGGCGGCTCTTACGTCGGCACTGGTACAGGCCTTCTGTCCTGTTCTCTCATGGGCACGATGCTCTCTCCCAATGGCGCCGGCCCAGCTCTTCCCATGGTAAGTGGAACAAATGATATTACTTGTTCGCTTAGTGCTTCGGCAATTTCTGGAACCTGTGATGTGTTAAGGCACCGTATTTATAATGTTCAGTTCAACAACACAACCGAGCTGAATTCTACCATTTATTTCTGCCGGGCCAATCATAATGAGTTTAACTACTCTTCCAACCCCACCTACTTGAGCGCAAGTAAGCTGGTTGTGAAGAACAACTCTCAAGATACTCCGGTATCATATGCAACCTCTGTAGGATTGTATTCACCCGACAACGAATTGTTGGCTGTCGCAAAGCTTTCAGAACCAATGAAGAAGGACCCATCAAATGAGTTTACGGTTAGGGTACGCTTGGATTATTAGGACATGGAATGTCTCTATTCTTCCATAAGTTCAAAAGTAATGATGTTTACGTCAACACGATCAAGACTTATCCTGAAGTAAAATTTACGATATTTCAAGGCGGCGCATTCTACAATGACGCCCCCAGTATTTCCGGGTCACTTACAAGCTCGCTTAATCTTCTCAGTTCGGGCGGAGTAAGTCTTTATGAATTGAACGTCGATCGTCATGAGAGCAGCTCTGCTGGTCCCGATGCTGCCCCGACCCCTCGCACATTTGGCCCGAACGGCGTTTTAAACAATAAGCTGATTCGACCATGGATTTCTAAGGAAGGTTCTCGTATGACCTTCCGTACTACCACCAAGGCTAGTTTTAATAGTACAAGCCCGGGCGACATCATGTACGGTTCGTATCCCTTGAGTGCGTCGATTAAAAAGACCTATTATGCATCCTCAGATGCGCGCTACACACCCGCCACATTTGACAAGACCTCCGGTACGGGCATCGCAGTAAGCACTGCAGCGTCGGTCACTCGCATCCGAGCGCTTAAGAACGTCATAAATTATTATAATTATATAAGCCCCGAGTTTGCGTATTCCAACACCGCGCGGAGCTTCGATAGTATTAACCTCGGCCTCGTGAGTGTTCCTAGTATCTTTTATGGAAAGAATATTAAAAAAGGAACTGTCGATCTTAAGTTCTATTTTACGGGCACTCTTATTGCGCGCGCACAAGACACCGCGCAAAATGGCCTGTTATATGAGACGACTGGCCCACGGACCGGCACAGTTATTGGTCTTGCTCTCTACAACGAGGGGATGTTAATTTTAACAGGGGCCTATAACCTCGCACCGGATGCTGGCACGGGCGGTGATGCCTGTACAGACACATACACTGGCGGCTCAGCGATTAGCCCCGCGTGGACTTACTTTGCTGCCGGCGCCCAGGAGACCGGCGTTGCTCCTCCTAAAAGCACCTTTACAATAGAAATGAGCGGCAGCGAACCAATTCAGTCTCTGACAATGTTTGCTACTCTCCCCAAAGGAGAACTAAATCACTCGAATAATCCCACCTATCTTCAGTTTTCTACTGCTAGTCATGTCTTGACTGCATCCACTGGTTATTTACAAGATCAAAAAAGAGTTATTAAAAATGTTGTCTCTTCGTCCTATAATGATCCTACTGGGTCGTTTGTGAAAACGACCTATGTTTCAAAGATTGGAATTTTTGACAAGGACGAAAACTTGATTGCTATAGCTAAGCCTGCCACACCGGTTAAAAAGACCGCGGAGCGAGACTTTACGTTCAAACTCAAAATTGATATTTAATGATTTTAGGACTGGATATTTCAACCAGTATCACTGGTTATACAATATTAGATCATGGAGGCGAGATGCTCGTCTGCGATCATATTGATTTACGAAAAGAAAAGAGTCTCTTTAAAAAAGTACAGATTATAAGAAGGCACCTTGAGACACTAGAGACGAACCATCCTATTGAACAAGTTTATATTGAACAATCACTCCAGTCGTTTCGCTCCGGATTTTCGTCGGCACAGACTTTGTCCCTTTTATCAAAAATTAATGGAATTGTATCATGGTTGTGTTATAATATGTTTTATGGCGAACCTAAGTATTTGGCTGCCACCTCCGCTCGCAAATTGTGCGGAATAAAGGTTCCCAAGGGACAGAAAGCAAAAGCTGTTTCGTTGCAGTTTGTTGTTGACAACGTGCCGGGGTTTGAGGTACAATACACTAGACATGGAAATCCAAAGGCTGGCTATGCTGACCGGTCGGATAGCTATGTAATAGCAAGGGCAGGCTGGATCCGTGAAAGAGAAGAAGCTAAAGATACTGACTAATGTGTTGGGAACCGGATATCGGACCAACAATGAATATCTTTTTAAATGCCCCTATTGCGATCATCACAAGCGCAAATTCTCCATAAATCTAGATAAAGGTTATTATAAGTGTTGGGTGTGCGACACCCGAGGCAAGAATCTATATCGCGTCGTCCGGCACTTTGGCACCAATCATGACAAAGCCCGCTGGCGAGAGTTTACGGACGAGATTAATTACGACAACCTCGAAGATTTATTTGCCGAGAAAATAGAAGAAAAACAAGTGGTTGAAATGCCGGAGGGGTTTGTTTCTTTGGCAAACAAAGATGTGCCCCCTACCGGGTTTGCCGCACGGAATTACTTACGCAAGCGAGGCATCAACAAACAAGATATTGTTTGGTGGAAGATGGGATACTGCAGCGGAGGTGAATATGAAGGAAGAATTATTGTTCCGTCGTTTGATGACGAAGGGGATTTAAACTACTTCATCTCTAGATCGTATGACCGCGCTTTCTATCCAAAATACAAGAACCCTCCAGCAAGCAAGAATATCATATTTAACGATTTGTTTGTGGATTGGAGTTCGAACATTATCCTGGTCGAAGGAATTTTTGATGCAATTAATGCCGGACGCAATGCGGTCCCCATCCTCGGTTCCACCTTAAACCAGAACTCTGTTCTGCTTCGTAAGATCGTAAAAGAGGATGCAGGTGTTTATGTGGCGCTCGACCCGGACGCAAAGAAGAAAGAGCTTGAAATTATCAAGACTTTGCTGGATTTTGATATCGAGGTTTGGAAGGTTGATATTGGAGATAACGAGGATGTAGGCTCCATGAATAAAGAGGTATTCCAGAAATGCCTTGAAAATGCGACCCTTATCACTCCAGACAACTATTTATTGTTGACGCTTGCAATGTCTGTGTAGGAGCCCAATGAAAATTTCAACCGCCCGCTTAAAGCAAATCATCAAGGAGGAACTCTTTTATCGAGAGTTTCATCGAACGACGGAAGAACTTACAGAAGTAGAATCAGAAAAGCAGC